CCTCTAATTAAACTTTCACAGTTATAAATTGCAAATCTGTTGTTGCCTAATAGAGCAACAAATTTGTGTCCTTGATTTTCTGGATTTTGTATAAACTGTTTAACTTCAAATGCACTAATAGTTCTTGTAGGAAGATTAGGCACAGTCTTTTTGTTAGCAACCCAGAAGTAATAGTAAGTTGTGAACGTTCCACTAGCACTGTCGTACTCTCTACTAGTAGAGTAAGCGTTATTACCGTACTTACTAGTACCACTAATGCCTTTGGTTAATCCGTTTTCAGTATCAGCTTTGGCATCCCATTCGCTAGGTGTTAGTGTAGTCTTAACCCATTCGTATACTTCAATAGTGTTGTTTTCGAACAGTTGACTAAACTTGTTAACACTAGTAACAATATCACCTTGATAAGGATTAATAAATTTTGCACTGTCAATGTCCCACCAAACTTTACCAACAAACTTTTCAGCTGTGTGTGCTAGTTCGTCTACGTTTACGTTTAGTGTAGAATCTGCATCTTTAAATGAGTATACAGCCGGATCATAACTAGTCTTAAATGATATTTCTTGTTCAGCAGGTCCAGCAATCTTACCTTGTATAGGATCAATATAATCCAAGTAAGAAATAATTTCTTGATCTTTAGTATCGTATAAGAATACACCATTAATCTTGCTAACGTCTACAGGGTCAATCGGTTGCTTATAGAACGTCCACGATCTAGCTGTTGTGCCTTTTCTAAAGTTAACAACCGAACCAGTACCTTCTGCAATATCTAATCTAGGAATACTTACATAAACATGATTGTTTGATACCAATACTTGATCATCAAAGTATTCGCTATTAATAGCATAATTGTAATCTTTTGCAAAGATATATTTGTCGCCTATAAGCTCATATATAGACACTGTTCCGCTAGCACCTGTGCCTCTTGACACTATAGCAAGTGTTTCGTTACCAAAATTTACTTTCTTTCCGAAACCTGTGTTGACAGTTCTAAGTCTGCCATAGAGCGTTTGTGATAATACAAACTCACCGTTTGTCTGTGTATAAATGTATACTGCACCGTTGTTACTTGCTACATCATCGTTGGTACTTGCAGAAACTGCAATAGTTTTACCGTCATTACTAATTGATATATTTTCAGCATAGGATTCGTCTGCAGATGTTAACGACTCAATTGCTTGACTAAACACATATCTGTCGTTTAACTTTCTGTAAACTAGAACTTGCGGAGCTTGTTGATTGTATTCTGCTGTTGTAATTAATACTCCGCCGTCTTGGCTTGCATCAAAAGATTCGCCAAACGCTGTAAGATCTTGTTGTCCAAGTACACTGTCATCAAAACCAAAAGTTTCTGTTACTGGAATATATCCTAATATGTCTGCTCTGTTTTCTAGTTCTGTCCAGAACATACTATTCCAAGAATTAGCACCCAAGTTTGTGTTAGCACTGTAGAGTTTACCATTAAACTCTACAATATCTTCTTCAGCGTAAGGTATGCTATTATCAAACTCGCCGCGATATGCAGGATCTATACCAAGTTTCCAAACACCGTCGCCTGAATTTTTAATTATATAAATTTTACCAGACTCAACTGTACTGTCATTTGCATTTTTTGCACCGGCTGCAAGTATAAATGCAGTATATGCATCGCCATCTTTTACAATCTTAATGTCTGTACCTAGTTGTGCTCCATTATCAGCATCATTAACACTATAATACCCATTTAGAATGTATCTATCAGAATCGTCACGTTCGTAAATTGCATAAGCGCCTTCATAAATTAAGCCGCTTGCGTCTCTGCCGGCAGTAACCGGAATATTAAATACCTGTTTCCAGTCTAGGTTAAACGTTTCTGGGTCAGCTACTGCTCGCTCAATGCCTGCTTTAGCTTCCGTTACATAGACATAATACTCATAGTTCTCAATAAAGTTAAACTGACCTACAGGAATTTCTTCATTTTTCTCAATAACAACTAGTTTGCCAGCAACATCATTATCTAATTTATTATCAAGAATGTCACCGATTAAGCGAACCGTACTATCTGTTTCTGCAAATGATGCTCTACCAATATCGTCGTTATTAATACCTAGCGCCCAGCCGTCTGTTGCGTTTCTTACAAAAATTCTTGCTCTGTCAAACAGTCGAATAACAAATGCAACCGTTGCACTTGCATCGCCGTCTGGATCAACTAGCGGATCCCCAACTTCCGGAATGTAAGGATTACCGTAGTTTGGATTATAATCAATATCATCTGGGTTAGGAGAGCCAACTGTATCAAAGTTAGTGTAGCGAACTTCGAGCCATCCATCCCAAATATCTGTAATTTGGTGTAGATTGTTATTTAGGTAATCCCAAGGAAGACCGATTGCTTCTGGGTCTTGAACTTCGCCTAGTGGTGTAGTTCTTAAAGTATTAAACCAAAGTTTAAAATTGTCGCCTGCACTAAAATCTGTACTTTCAACAGGTAGTCTAAGAATCCAGTTAAGGCTTAGACGCTCAATTTCAGTTTGGCCTTCAATGTAACTCAAAGACTCAATATAACTAATTTCTGTTACATTGTCATCAGTATCGTTTTGTACATTATTATAAATGTTATAATACGGTAATGTAGTATATGTAACTTCTTCAGATTTTGCAATATAGCGTACTACAAGATTTGCATTAGTTTCTGCTACAACGTTGCTATTAAATGAAGTTCCGACATTAATATACCAGAAGTTTTCAAAATCGTTGTACTTTTCGTTTCTAGGGAATACACGCTCGTATTCGCCAATTAATACATTGCCGTTTGCATTAAAGATTTCACCTGTTTCGTCAATTGAACCGTTAATATTGTTGACATAGATAATTGTTCTGTTGTCGTCAGTTGTATATCTGTACACAACTGTTGCACGGCCAGTAACTGTTGTTACTATATCGTCAACTTCAGGAATAGATTGCGTACTATCAACTCTAAGTACATCTTCAACTTTAGCGATAATTTCATGTTCGCCGTCGATAAAGTTTTTAGTTATAACACTGTGTGACTGGAATGGCAAGTAACCGTTTGGTTGTAGCCATGTATACTCATTCCATTCTAGTACTAGTTTGTCACCTATTTTAGTTGACTCGAACTGAGAACTATTAGCTCTAATCAATAAGTGATCAGTAGCGTCTTGCTCAAAACTATAGTTGCCGCGTACAATGTATTCTACATCTGGATAATTTGTTCCAGTATATAAGTCTTCTTTAACAAATACATTTGAGTCAAAAGTATTAAGTGTTGTAATTTCTTGTGGTTCAATTGACTTATTTGCCTGCCATAACTGTCCTTTATAATTTACAACACTACCTTGAGGTACGCCAACATCTTTTAGATCGTCCCAGTTGCCTTTATAACTAGATCTAACGTTTGTAGCATAAGGTGCACCGACAATGATATACTCGCCGTCCGGTGATACTGCAACACCTTCGCCAAAGCGACTTTCAAAATCAAACAACGTGCCAGTTTCTTCAAACTTTTGCGATAAAGTAAAGTTACTTACTTCGTTAGCACGAGTAAAGATGTTAAGTGAGCCAATCTCGTCTGGACTTTGACTTATTTCTCCGGGCTGTCCTACTACTAACACTTGGTTATTTGATGTAACATCAACGCTAGTACCAAATAGATCAGGACCTTCTGAGTTTGTTAGTGTATTAGTAACACTGTAAACATCGTTATTTTCTAGTGTAACCCAACGATTATTACCAATATCATCAATCCAAAGTTTATCTTTGTTTTGTAGAGACACTTCGTTAATTTTGTTGTTAACTTCGTCAACTGAGCTTAGTCTAACTGTAGCCAGTTTAACAAGTGTTGCACTAATATCTTCTTGATTTCCGCCACTAGCTTCGATAGTAATAATATCATTTACAAACGATAGTACCTTGTAATAGCCGTCTTGTTTATTTGCATTTCTTAAACCAATATAATCGCCAGCAGTTACATTAGGATTAATATCAACTTGTAGTGCTAATCCTTCTAGTACTTGCTCTATGTTAACTACACGCACATTTGTATCAAGCACTTTGTATACGTTCCAAGATCTTCCTTCTGATGCTACCCAAATATAATCGTTGGCAACAGTAGTAGAAATATCTAAGTTAAGAATATCAGTAAATTTGTCAACTGCATGTTCTACGTCATCTCGGTCAACGTATCCAGCAGTTTGCAAGAACCCTTCAGTAAAGTATGTTGTAGGGAAAGGTTTATGATCGTAATTTTTAGTTTTTAAGTATACATCATTTCGTGTTAGATTTAATACCAAACTGACATCATTAGGATCTACTCGCTCTACTAGTTCTACAGGCTGAGGACTTAGTCTGTAATCTTCTTCTGGAATAATTACTTCAAACTCATCAAAGCCACTGTTAGCACCATATTGTCCTAGTCTAATAGCCCATTCTTCGTAGAACTCTAAACTGTCTTTGCTTGCACTACCTAGTTTGTCAAACAATTTAGTAAGTGCATTTTGTGTTCCTTTGTCACGAATAAAACCTTGATAGAACTTGTATTGACTTGTGCTGTCAGGAATAATATTTTCTAAATATTTTCTTGCTTGATAGCCAATAAAGTGTTGTGCAAGTTTTTGTTGTTCAGTATCAAAGTTATTAGTTTCTAGGCTATAGAAATCTGTAAACTGGTTAGCTTTGTAATCAAAGTTTGCCAACAGTTGACTTTCTGGCTTAGAACTTAGTCTATTCCATTGTTCGTCAATGAATGTTTCTGTACCTGTAATTGACTGATTAGCAGCATAAAAGAATTGCTTATACTTAACTAAGTCACCGATTGTATATGCTTGCCAAGGTTGCCACGCTGTTACCTGTGCTTCATCATATATAAATCCAGGAATGTTTAATCCGCCATTCCAGTCATCTGAACGATAGCCAAGAGCACGAATTCTTTCTTGACGGTATCCGCTAGCCTTGTCATAAATTACATCACCAAACACTGTTTGATTGTCAATTACAACAACATGTTCTCTTTGTACAACAGGAATCTTAACATGATAAATGCCTTCTGTTGTATTACGAACTTTAAGTCCAAAAGAATTTGTTTTATCGCGTACTGTATTACCAAACTCAGTAACCAGTTTCTTGCCGTCTGCTTTTAATAAGCTGTAGTCAAAGAAGTTATCAAATATATCGTCAACTACTGCATAGTCCTTTTCAAACTTTAAGAAGTTAGCAGCAGGGCTTAAACTAATAACTGTTCCTGCCTTCCAGTTTTGTAGTGTCCAGAACATGAACTCTCTTGCGCTCAATGCCCAGTTTTCGATATTTTCTAGATCTTTATTGAAGTTATCAAATACAAACCCTATACTTTCTAAATACTTTCCATAACCTATTAAAAAGTCAACTACTTCTTGTATGCTTCTGTAGGTTGTACCGTAAGGAACAGTTGATATTGTAGTAGCAAAGTTTTTACGGAATTGTGCAGTGGCGCCGCCTACTAGAGGAAGTTCAGGCATTTTTTGGAAATTGTCTGTGTTAAATTCGGTAGAGCTGCTATGGGTTGTTTTTACTCTATAAAATTCGTTGTTGAATCTTACAAGTTGTCCTTGTGCATAACGTTTGTTTTCGTCCCAATCTAAAAACGATTCTGTTACTCCTCCAACCCTTACTAGAGGATCGTTATTAAACTCAACTGGCTTGTATATTTTAAATTCAGGCGATGTTTTGTCATACCCTTTTACGATAAAGCCTTGTGCTTGTTTTTCAATAATTACACCACTATAAGAATACAAGTCAATCGGTGTACTTGTGTTTAGTATAATTTGATAGTTTTCATCTGGAACAAAAATGTTGCCTTCATTTAGTGGCGTTCTACTGTCTAATATTAGGCGTAGTTTTTCTTTTGCACCAAACCCTGCTAGTTTAAATCCTAGTTGATTAGACAAACTAGTTAATGTGTTTTTGTACTGTTCGTACATCAACCCAGTGTTGTCTGTTAGCAGTCCTTGCATATAGTTTACAAGACCTGCTGTGTATACTCTGCCTTCACCTGTGGTAATTGCAGGGAAAACAACATCATTTAGGGACAAGCGTTTGTTAGTAGTTGAGTAAACTAGTTCGTCTGCACTATTTCTTATAATTCTGCTTCTGTCGTATGCAAGTCCAAATACTTTTGCAGGTTGATTTACTAACCATGCAACAATTACAGAAAATGCATGTTCACTGCTTCTTCTCCATGCTGTTTCAATAGGACCTTCGTCTCCGAAACGCATGCTGTCTTTTTGTGTTGTGGTCAAAAACTTTTGTGCAACACTTGATTCATCTGGTGATAATAATTTACCTTCTGAATCTACAGGAATATAATTCATTAGATCAGTGTGCTTGTACTTGTTATCGTATCTAGGGTTGTTAGGATCACGAATGTATCCGTTTTGAATATCTTCCCAAATTCTAAAATTATCTTTGGTGTATGGAGCAGATCCGTATTCATCGTCCCACCATGCAGGTTTAACCGTAAAGCCTAGGCATTCCCAAGGCATTGTGTGAGGACGATCAGTTCCGTAATAGTCTTTGTAGATTGCTCTCCAATAACCCGGAATAGCTTGACCATTTGGAAATGCTCCTGTGTAATAGTTCCAAGTAAACGAGTTTAATCCGTCATACCCTGCATTTTGAGTGTAGTCAACACTACCAACTGTTGTTAACCAGTCATTAAAGTCAACAATCATACTAGGTGCAATTGAGAAACGATCAAATCCAGTAGGTCTGTCAACAGTGTTAATAAAATCGTTTACATCAAATACATCTGGATTGTATTCAATTTTAATATTGTTGTAGATTCTTAATTCTAGATCTAAAATTAAATCATCTCTAAAGTCTTGGTATGCTCGTGTAAGACTTCCGTCGTGCCCTTGTATCATAGGAACAAACTCGGGATACATATCAATTGACGTATTATCCTGTGCAACTTTTTCTAAAGAGTTAGTTGGAGCAAACAGTATTGTCGGTGAACCATCAAACATTAGTGCTGTAACTTCACCTTGAGAGTCAGCTGCGCTTGCTGCTGCTTCAGTTGTATATAAAGGATAAAAATATCCTGTTTGTGGTGCTAGTTTTGCATCTACTGCTGTATCAAGATTACCGTATACTTTGTATGCAACATCTTCTTGCGCAGTACCTGATTGGTATGTATCGTCTTGAATAAGTTTTGGAATATACTTGTTCCACATTCCTAGTTTTGTAGGTGTTGGCGGAATCCAGCATCCGTCTGTTGATTCGTACTCAAAGACTTCTACAGTGTCGCCAGGCTCAGAATATGCAAGAATTTCAATGAAGCTGTTTTCATTAAACACATAATCTCTAGCATGTGTTAGCTGACGCCCGTTTAGGTATACTAAAAATGCACGTTCTGTAAGCTGTGTTAGATCAAACTGTGAGCTGATTGGAAAGAAATTGTTGTCGGTGTCAAACACTTCATATGTAAACTTTTCAAAGCCACCAAACGGAACCATGTCTGAAAAGTAAAACGGATCCTTTTCAGTTTTAGGACTAGTTAGCTCAAGTAATACTTTGTCTACAAATTGTTTAGTAGTACCATCGAAGCCTGATCCGTCAGCAGTTTGTAAAAATGCTCTTTTAAACTTAGAATATTCTGTTTTAGCATGTCTTACTGCTTTAACAACGTCAAATTCTTTTTGTGTAAAGTGCAAGATTGGAAGATTAATAGATCCACTGTGCTGTACAAAACGAGTACCGTAAGGTGAAATATCGCCTAGGTCACGTAGATTGCTAACACCTGGATATTTACCTGCGTAATCTTCTAAGTTTTCAACAATGCTGTTTACATGGTCAATTACTTGTCCAAGTGTAAAATCAGTAACATTTTCGTTTTGTGGATTATTCTGTAGATTTACAGGAAACTCATAAAACCCCTTTTCAGTTTTAGCAGCACTACTTTGTGTTTTGATAACAATTTTATCATCAGTTGTTAAGTTGTTTTCAAATCTAACAAGTGATTTTTGATTTATTCTATTAACTTCGTAGTCGGTATTTTCTAGTAGTTTGTTGTTGTTTAGATATACTTCAATTTTTAAATCGTTTAAGTCGCCGCTGTTTTCATAAACATCAACAGGAAAATTATTTCTAATTTCTACTGTGTTATACTGACGTGTAACTTTTTGTACAGACTGACCTGCTTTGGTCCATGGACTAACTGTTTCAAAATCTGTTAAGCTGTTGTACACTCTTAGTAGAGCACTATCGGTTGTTGCTGTTAGTACGTCTGTTAGATTTTGGAATGTAAATGTATCAGTTTGGATATTAAAGTCAAAGATAATATCGCCACTGTTTTCAATACTTCTGTAGGATAATGGAAATCCTAATTCTGTATCATCAGCACCGGTACCTTCTCTATAAGAGAAAAGTTTAGTGCCTGCAAATGTGCTGCTTTCTAATTCGCTTAGACTGTTTCCAGCAACACCAAACAAGTCAAATCGCGGATGCTGATTAAAGTCTGTTTTTTCTTGTGCAACTGCCCACTGTGTTCCGTTGTAGTAAAAGATCTTGCCGCCATATGTACTACCGTCTTTTACAAAAACAGTTTCGTTTGTTTGTGGCTGTGTATCGTCAACTTCTACTAGTGCAATCTGTGTTTCTTGTGTTGCTGTTGCAGGTCCGCTATGATTAATAAACTTAACTTCAAAAATTCTACCGTTAACTAGAATGTCTTCGTCTGCTGCAAATAGCACACGCATTCCTTGCACTAAATCAACACCGTCTACGTTGTAACCAATACTTCCTTCTACAGTAGAAAATACATCTTTAGTTTTTAAATCAATTAAGTCTACTGCTTGCTTTGCGCTTGTACCAAAGTTAAATAGTTTAAGACCTGCACGATATTCAATAATAGGTCTTGTTGCACGATAGTTTTGATCAATATCTGCAGGCGTTCCGTTGACCAGTGCCGACGTTTCAATTACACTACGGTGCGTCCATTGATTGTAACGAGACCAGTAATTGCTGTCAGGTGCAGCTCTATTGATTACAATATAATCTTTAACGTCTGAGTATCCTTTAGCATCATCAAAAGGAAGTTTATCAAACGGATTTGCATCAAATTCAATTTCTTCGTCGCCAATGTAATCACCGGTAATTTCTAGATCAGTTTCTGAAATTAGTTTAATTGACGTGCCGACGCCTTCAACATACCATGCACCTTGTGCATATTTTTCAGGTGTAACATCACCACGAAATTCTACCTTCATACCGTTTGACAAAGCATATCCGTTTGTCATAGTATAAGATGATTTTCCTAAAATTTCTCTGTCTACATCAATAGAAGAATTTTCTTCTGCATCACGAATAATAATTAAACCGTGAATTCTTTCATCGTTGTCGTTAGTATAAAACAGTCTGTCCGGTGCAGTTAGAGGAACTTCAAATTTAATTGTTCCTTGATCAACTGAGTTAGCCGACAGGCCAACTGAATACAATGTATCATCTTGTAATACTGTGTTAAATCTAATACTGAATGGCATATCAGGCGTATCAATGTCAAACACATACTTCTGTCCTCTGTACAGTGTAAGTGTTTCGTTGACTACTGTATTTTCTTCTCTAAAACCGTAAGCAACGTTATCTACATTGTCAACAGGACGTACTCTAAACTCAGATTCAATGTCACGAAGCTCGCCTATTACAGCAATACTATCAGGACCGTTTGGCATCCAGTAGTATTCACGGAAGTTAACAAACTTATCCCAGTCAATGTGTGGTTCCCAAGCATAGTATTCTTGAGTGTTAAGCAAACTGTGATCAGCAACATTTCCGTTTCTAATCTTTACACCGTTAATAAAATCAATGTAGTCAGAATAAACATCAACGTTGCCGATTGCATCTCTGTGTACCACAGCAGGTTCGAACTGATAGTTTTCTCTTTCTGCACTTACATCAGTAATATAGTTGTCTAAATTTTTAAATGCTTTAGAATCTTTACGTCCAAAGTATCCATCAATCTTTTCAACTACGCCTGGATTGATTAGTTGATCTAAAGTAGAGGATAAAAATTTCTCGTTAGCTACTGTTCTAAAATACTTAGGTAGAAACTGAGAACTTTTTCTATTCTTATTTGCATCCTTACCAAGTGGGATATTGTTTTCATCTTGGCTCATGTTTAATTACTTCCTCCGCTCTGAATACCTGTATTAACGGTTCCTGTAGAACTAACAAATGCTCCTTCGCCTGCATTGATTCTTGAAGCTGTTATACTATCAATTATTTCAATATTGTCAACAGTTGCATCACTAATAAAAATTTCGTTTTCTTCTGATTTAATTTCGTACATACTACCAAATGTTTGATCTTCCTGAACAGGCACGATTATAAAGTTAGTTATGTCTGGAGCAACACTGTTCATTACATACGTAGCTAGTTCTGTAAAGTTAAACGACTCTCCAAATGTCCAGTTGTCAAGTGCAAAAAATTGATTCATTGCTGCAACAATTCTTGATTTTATATCATTGTCATTTACAACTTGTTCTGGATTTTTAACTACTTTAAATACTGCTTGAAGTTTTTCTTCTGCTTTGCTTCCGAATAACACTTTATATTTTACTGGATGATAAATTATTTCATCACTAGTAGCTTTGTATTGATTAATTTCTTGACCGTAATTTAAAAACAACTGATCCGAACTTGGCGGTAACGGTTCAGTTGATGTAGAATTTGCAAGATACTTTCTAAAGTCTGCATCATATTGTCTTGTTAGAATGTAAGTATCAATGATATTTGATGCACCTGGATCAATTCTGTTGTTTTCGTCAGCACTGTGTATGTATTGAAATTTAATTTTGTCTCTTCCGACAAACGCTTTGTAGTCTGCTGTTAGTACTAGAATATTTGTTTGTAGTGTTTTAAATACGTCTGCATCTCTAATATAGAAAATCTGTCCATTATCGTATTGTGTAAACGAACCAATATCTGCTTCAGTGTTTACTGTTCTAATAGTAGAAGCAGATTCGCCGTAATAAACATAAATCTCAGAATCTTGTCCCGAACTTACTTTTTGTAAGAATACTAATTTATCTTGTGGATTAGTTTCTTCGTCAACTAGTTCTTCAAAAATATCTGGATCATCAATAATACCGTCGTCGTTTCGATCATAAAATCCAACTTCAACTTTTTTACTATTAATGTATCCGTCAACGTCTGTAAACTCTGAAACAATTTCCCAAATAAAATCTGTATTAAATGCTTGTGTACTGTCAGGTTGTGTGTTAATATTTAGAACGTCAACTTTATCTTTGATTAACTGACCTGTTTTGTTGTCGTATATTTTTTGTTTTGCATCAAAGTAAAAATTAATTTCTTCGTCACTCTCAAATACATAACGAAGACCTCTAGTAGTAATTGTATATTTTTCACCGTTAGTTTCAAACAGTAGCAACCAACTTGCATCTAGGTTAGCTCGCGTTGTATCACCTGCTTTACCGTTACTAAACTCGCCGGTAATGTTTAAGTTTTCTTTTAAGATAACACGCCATTGTCTAACATTTTGATCGTAGCGCAAACCAAATGTTTTGTATGCAAAAATTTGATCAATCATTTGTGTTTTAACATCTGCAGGAAGGAGTCTTGTATACTTTGGCCTTACTTCGTCTAGTACTGCACCTGTAGGAATAGTTTCATTCAGTGCAATTGCACCTGCTTCATCAGCTGTTAGTTCTACACCACTATCAAATACACTTAATACCCGTACCCATTTATAATACGCTGCTCCAGGAACGCCTATTCCTGTTCCGACTCTAATAGCATAATTGTCAGTTGTGTCAAAGTATGTGCCCGTTGGTGCAACAAATTTAAGTAGCGCACCTGACTCAACATAGCGCAAGGCGCCGCCTGTAAATTCACCTAACCGAAAACGGTCTGTTCCGTTGGTTAAAAATCCTGTAGAGCTATTAGATGCTGTAGTAGTTTGATCGTAAGTTGCATTTAAATCATTAACAATAATACGTGCATAGTTTGCATGATAGAAATTGTTGATATTTCTAGTTGCCAGTAATGGTTCAATTAAGTTAGCAATTTGACCTTCGATATCTGTTTGATTGTTAAATGTAAAGCTATTTTTATTGCTTACATACTCTTTGTAAAGTACGCCGTCTTTGGCAAACAAATTAGTGCTAGAATACTTGCTAGTAGGATCTTTAAGATCAAAATATCTGCTAATACCACTGCTGGTACGATTTGTGCTTTTTACTTTAATAATTTCTTGACTTATGCCGAGCGGAATAACTTGATAGTCTTCACCTGTGATCATTCTGTTTTGCGAATAATAAGTTTGCGGAGCATTACGTTTGATACTTGCCGTAGTTTCGCTAATGCTTGCATTAGAAACAGTTTCTTTAAGTGCTAGTGCAACTGTAACAGTTTGTATGCTTCCGTTTCTTGCAACATAATCAATAGACATTGTTACATTACTAATGTCGCCTGCGCGAATTACAAACTGTCTGTTTGCACTTGTGCGATAGTAGATACGGAAACTACCACGAGGTAAGTTGCCAAAAATGCCGTCACTAAACAGTAGGTTAATTCTATCATCTACTCTAGTTTGTACAGCATAAATATTTCTCAGATTCTTTTCAATTGAGTTATAAATTACGTTGTTGCCAACAGCACTGTCAACTCTTGACCATAAATTACTTTCAATACCTAAACTATTTAAACTGTACAAGAAAATATCATCGTTATTAATATTTGTAGCATCAATATTAATTACTTGATTTGCGCTGGGAGAACTAACACTAAACTCTCCAGTTTGTATTGATCCTTGGCGAAAATGCATAAAGTAACCTGTGTTAGCACTACCGTTCCCGCGGCCATCTTCTCTGTAGAGAAATGCCATACTGTTACCAGGTAGTGGAGGTTCTTCTACAATGTTAGAATCTTTAATTGTGCTGCTTACAACTTCAAACTGTGTGTTTAATCCATTAACAGATTTACTAAAACTATATTTCGGAATGTTTCTATTAGTTGCATTAAAACGATACTGTTGTGTTAGTACACCGTTAATAGATTCAGACTTGTTTGGTTTACCAATAATACCATTAGCAGGAAGTGCAGCATTAAGAATTTTATTAAATTGTTCATACCAGTTTGAGTTGCTTGGATCGTTCCAAATAATATTTTGTCCGGCTAAGTTAATGCCGTTTGAGTCAACTAGTGATTCTGTCGTACGCACACTTTCAATTTTAAGAAAACCATTTGCAGCTCTATTACGTTTAGGATTATACGCAAGAGTACGTGCTAGACGTAGTACACTTTCTCTTCTGTCAGCAAGTTCAAGAAAGTTTTCTCTAGCATTAAGGTCAACACGGAAAGCAATATTTTGACCTAGGAAAGCAATAAGGTCAATCAGTGCTAGATATTCGCTTGACTCAATATAATCATTAAAGTCTTCTGGATAATTTTGTCTTAGGTATGTGATCATAGAGCGACGAAGATTATCAAAATCGTAGCTCTGGAAATCTGCATTGCGGAACGACTGATAAACTTTTTTCCAGTCTTCTGCAATTAATAATCTGTTTTGTCTATCTGTTGCTGACATGTGCTTTCCTCTTATAAACTATTTATTTGATTGAGAAAAGTGCGCACTTAATCTTGTATTATAATAAGCCGTTGTCTTCGTCAAATTGTAGCTTGAGCTGTTCGGAGATATTATAAGGAAGATAAGTTAACACACACTCTATTTGTAGGCCGCTTTCGTATGAATTTACAAACACTTGATCAGCCTGTACTCGAGGATCGCTGTTAACAATAGTAGTAACATTTTGTGCAATAGCTTCTTTGAGTGTTTCAGTAAGTGGCTCAAACAGGGCGTCCCAAATAATACATCCAAACTCAGGATTTTCTAATTTCTCGCCCTGGCGGATATGAAAGTGATTGAGTAAATCTTGTTTAATAAGACCAATATCATACAACACAAAACTATTGTTTTCTTCGTTTACTGTTGACATTCCTCTGTAGGCTTTTGAGCTCACAGGAGGTTTTTGTGCAGCGGCTGTCTGCACTTTGATATTTTTATAAAGGTCTTTTTCTACACTACTCATAATAATATTTATCCGTCTCTAGATACGCTAGTTAAACTTATGTTGTTGTATCTGATCCTGCTTGTGCTGCGGCTGTACCATCAACTGGTACATCAAATTCTGGAGGCACTGTCCAGTTTCTTTTAATATGTTTTACATACTGACTGTTATCTCTAAATCTGTAGTTAGAAATTTTTGCATCGTTACTTTGGTTTCCTCCTAAAACTTTTATAACACCATTTGACGTAATTTCTTGAATAAATCCAATATGGCCGCCACTTCGAGTTAAACTTTTAAAAACTACAATATCATGTTTGCGAATATTAGAAGTATCTCTCCAATCAACTTCTCCTCCCCAACTGTTAAAACCTTGACTGCTCATTGTTCTTTCGGTCGGAATGCCTGCTGTATGTAATACCCAGCTAACAAAAGCAGCACACCAAGCATAGGCCATGTCGTTACCGTCTCTAGTATAGTTGTTATTACAAACTTGATAGCACTCTAAAATTCTTGGATTACCTGGACTGCCTCTTTCTTGCCAATCCTGTGCAAGAACATTATTGAGAATTGCGTCAAGTCTTTCGTATCCTGGATTTTCTGGAATAGGTCCAGGAGTAATATTAGGATTTGGTGTGTATTCTCCTGGAATTCCTGCTTGTCGGCCTCCTGGACCTACAACAGGGTAGTCTCCTTCTAAATCAAGATAGTTGTATCTGCCTGCTTCTAATAAAGCATTCCAGTCTGCGTTATCTGCAAATTCTAAAGGATTTGCTACGGTTGATGGTGGTATAACTACTTGTCCCATTTTATGATGTCCTCACAATGCCATTTAAATCATTATCAATACTTGCATTTCTGCGCCATGTAACACCGTCGTCTGCAATATATTCGTACAATTGTCCGCCGGCTTCGTTGTCTCTAATAGTAATCGATGTACCTGGCGTTGCCGGAGCAAACGGTCCAGCACCACTTGCTACATCTGATTCTAAATCTACTGATGCTCTGTAGGTTGTAATACTATCTACTGTGGACACAAAGTAGCGTTCTTGATTAACATCTGTAATCCATGCCGGATCATAAGTGCCATCTGCTAAAAGTTTATTTTCTAAGAAACCTAAATCTTTAGGACGACCTAGTTCGTAGCCTCTGTCTGATCCGGCAATTGCCATACGCATATTTCCTAGTGTATCATAACCAAAATCTCTATAACGTTCTTTTAAATATGCTGCTGTAACTGCAACACTAAGCTCAACATCTGAAAGAAGCGGAGTTGGATCGTTAACAATTGTAACTCCAAACGGATTATAATCAGATTCGAGACCTGGATTAATTAATCTAGGCAACTGTTGCGATGCCAATCTTCCGTAACGTTGATGATTTCCTTTACCTGTTAACTGTATCAGTCCTCGACCAACAAACTTTGCGCCATCGCCCGGAGCTAGATTCCCTAGCTCAACACCTTTAGCACTACCAGGACCGTAAACTAATTCATAAAAGTTATCATAATCTTGTTTAATTTGTGTGAGTTCTGCATCAGTTACTCGACGTGCGCCACGGAAAATACTTCTAATACGATCATTAGCAGTTCCTGCATAACTAGCTTCTTTTATTAGTTGTAAGTTTGATTCTGTTTCAGCGCATGCAATAGCAGCATACACTTCTTCTTCATTAAATCCTTCAGCAAATAGTGCGGCGGCGAAGACTCTAGATATTTCTTGTTTTTCAATTCTTATCGGTTCAGGATCTTGTGGAATATCTACGCCGTCAATTGGAGTAAATCCTCGACTACCTTGTACTCCGCCACCACTATTATAGCTGTTAGGACCTGCACCAGGTTGTGACACTGTGCCGCCTGGACCTCGAGTAAATGTATCTGGTGTACTCGGTGGATATTGTTCTGGGTTTTGATTACCAGCACGAGTTTTATCTGGAGTAAATTCTTCTGGATTAATATTTTCGTGTTGGAACCAAGGTTCGTGCTCAGGACGTCTTGTTGTAACAAGTGCAGGGTCTGGAGGACCGCTTTGTAATACAACTGGCTGAGGTGGTATTCCAGCAAGACTTGGCGTAGGAGGCTCGGGTGGCGTAGTATTTTGGATATCAACTTTTGTATCTGATTTAATTATAGTATCAGACGCCGACTTTAACCCAATGGTTGCATTTGATTTAGCAAGTATACTTCCTTCTGCTGTTAGGCCAAATACATTTCCCGAGTTTATTTTAAAAGCAAGATCACTATGTAAATGTATTTCTGCTTCGGCTGTAATTTTAGTAGTTCCTAAACTTTTGCTAGTAATATCTCCGTCTGATGTAATTTTAACATATCCGTGTCCTTCAATACCAACACCGGTAGGTGATCCAAGAGCAAGATTTTCTCCACTTATTACACTTTGTTGTTGTGCTGCAACAATACTACCATTGCTTGAAGCATATATAACTACATCTTCGTGAGAGTTAATAGAAGTGCTTTTGCCGCTGTTAGTATTTAAAACTGTGCCTGCTTGTATGTGCGTTCCTTCAAGACTAAGTGTTTTAACTTTTTTGCCAACAATGTTAATATCTTCTCCTGCTGTTAGGTTAATATCTCTATCAGCAGTAAAATTTAAATCTTGTTGTGTCCTAACACTTACACTATCTTGTGCATAAATGTCAATCTTACCGTTACTAGACATTTCTATCCAAGACGTTCCTCTGCTGTTAGAAATGTAAATTAAATCTTCTGAATTGTGTAGCAGTATTTGGTGTCCTGTACGTGTTCTAACACGCACTAGTTCATTGTGAGGAATGCTAGGATCGCCGCCGGATTCGCCAGCTTCTACGTTTGCATATTCTTGAGGGCTATCTTTAGGAGATCCTTTTCTTTGTAAACGTTCGTCGCCGTCATCCATTACAAAACTAGAACCACCTAGTCTTGATCTAGGATAATTTACACCACTAGTATTTGATCCGTAATTTCCTCTCGGAGCACCTGGACGTCTGTCTAGTGGTCCAGGGGTGTTAATACCAAAAACTGTGCTCGGCGTTTCTCGTCTAGCACTAGTAGAAGTTATACCTCTTACTTCGTCTTCTAATAGTCCTTGTTCGATAAGGGTGTTAACAAATTCTGCATTTGCAGGTTTTGCATAGTTATTAGGTTGAGTCCCTTGAAATTGGAAGTTTTTATTAAATTCAACTGCCGGAAGTTTTTTACCTTGCAATTCTCCACTAGCAGAACCATCTGCAATATTAGCTGTAGCAGGAGTACTTCCAGGTACCATAAAATTCATATATTCGTCTTGTACACAACCTATCCAATAAGCTTGGTTAATTTGGCCTTCGACTAAAATTACAAGTACTCGTGTTCCTGGATCAGGCGGTACCATCCACATACCGTAGCTTTGCTGTGAACTTCTATAATCGTTATTTTGCGAACTAGATGCAATCGGTGTTACACCGTAAAACGGCATAAGATACCTTGCATTAATAATCTGTCCTTCCGAACCGTCGTCATTTGCACTAGTAACATTTGTTAATAGTTGTACTCGCAGGTCTCCAGAATATCTTGCATCTAAATGATCAACTACTTTTGCTAAAAACGGTCCTGATCCTGAATTTGGAAGTGTGTTATTTGCTCCAGCTGATCTTCTATCTATTGCCATTTATGCTATTCCTCCAGTAATATTGTTTATAGCATTTTGCGCTCCGCTTGTAGCTGTATTGAGAGCAGATGTTGCTTCTCCAACTACTCCTTCAACTTGTTGTGTAGCACCACTAACTGCTCCTTGCACTTGTCCTTGGACATTGCCTAGTGCGCTAGTAAATTCTCCTTGAAGATCATTAAATCTACCTAATGCTTGATCAATACCTAGTTGATCAAGCCCAATATTACTAAAAATATTTTCTGCTACACTTTGTACATTATCGATACCAGGGATATTAGAAACAAGATCTAACACGTTAACTGTACCAAACTGTTGTATATTTCTAGTAATTAAGTCTTCTACTTGGTCAGGTGTAGCTCCGGAGTTTTGCAGTTCAGCAATTAATCTTTCAGGAACTTGTTGTTCTTGAATTAGACTTGCATTTTCGTCTGTAGCTCTGTCTGCAAGACGTTGATTTCTACGTCTAACTATTTTAAGTTCTTGCGTAAACTTACCCATTTCAAAACTACTACTAAGAGTTGTTACCATATACAATCCACTAAAGTTATCAACATCAACAAATTCTTGCGGGAAACTGTATGTTCCGTCGTCTTTTATATCAACCGGAGTTCTAAAGTTAACAATAATATCGTTTTGACCGTTTTGAAAATCTGCTTGTCTATCTGCATTCACGTTAAACAAGTTAGACTCCCTTGAAATATAATTTCCCATATGAGAATCTGATAGCCAAAACGGATCTCCCCAAATTTGCATTGTTGCAGTAATTAAGTCTGTATTACTGTTCACAATTGCATCATTAAATCTTCTAGCTGTTCTTACAGAAACATCTTCAGCTACGGCGCCTGCTGACGGTCCTGCACCGCTGTTTGGATCTCTTTCTGATGTTGCAGGGCTTTCTGTTCTATTACCTTCGCCGACATCTCTTGCAGTGCCTCGTAACCCGTCGTCGGGTGCTGAAGAAGTTTGTGCTCCTGTATTTGCTGCGCCGTTATTTCCGTCTGGTGCAAGTGCAGCATAAAATACATTTCTAAATTGTAGATTAAAATCTAATATATCATCATTTTTACCAGTATAGATGTAATCATATTCTTTGGCTGCTTGACTTCTTAAACTGTCGTATCCTTGATATGCTTGATTAGGAGCAGCAAATACACTGTGGTGTACTTTATAAGGTACTACTCGATACACATACAATCTAGGAGAACGTCCGCTTTGCGCTTCTTGACGAGGATTTTTTACGTTAAAAACTTGTGACTCAATTCTAAACCAAGGAACCATACCGTTTGCATCTGGTGTTGCAAAACTGCCGATCTCGTCACCTAGGTCACTAATACATACAAGTTCTTCAATAATCCTCTGTATCTTTTCGCCTTGTTTAAACTTAACCTCTCTTTTCTCTGGATCAATAGTAATATTATCACGAGTAAAAATATTTTCTTCTTCGTCATGTACAAAATTAGCTTGGATATATGGATTTGCTCCAGGGCCAAGCGGGTCACTAATGTTGATACCCGAATTACCAATGTCATTAACATTGGCGGGATTTTCATTATATTGTTTAATTGTTTCTGATAAATTGCTTCTTCTTAATGTATAGCCCGATTGTTCTTCAAATAATGTTTCAATTAATGCTCTGTCTTCTCTTCTATCTAATTGTATACCGTTGTGTATAGAAGCCAATGCTTCGTCAATATCATAATCTCTACTGTTAGCCTGGTTAGGAGAAACTGTTGCGCCTTCATCTCTAACTCCTCGTTCGAGAACTGATTCAAATGCAGCCCTGTCTTTAGGAAATATAAAAATATATTCGTCTTGCTCATGCACATATGTGTTTTCTTGATTTTCTAACAAATGAGTATTAATACTAGATGCTAGTGACCTAAATCCAGTCTGTAACATCTCATTCATATTTCTTCCGGACACGCTTATGTCAACAGGTATATTTTGTACAATATCACTAAATGCAATTTCATTGTACGGCACTAGTGTTAAGTCGTAAATACTGCCGCTTTGACCTGCATTAAATTGTCCGCCTGTCCAACGACAACCTAGTACCCTTCTGCTATCAGGAACATCATACAAGTTTCCGTCACTATCATAACCTTGAAATTCGATAATTAATGCCATAGGTGCTTCGAGATAATTGCCTTGATCAGCGCCAACGCATGCTAATTCTAATGCTTGAGGCAATAGACCCATGGAGTAAGGTTCTGTAACTTGACAAGTAATACGAGTTGCTGTTGTGTGTCTTGATCTTGAATTAGGAGATACTACACTCTTAATTTCAAGATTATCAATAAAAAATTCTATTTTGTTTCCGTTAATTTCAAATGCCGTAAGAGCTTTAGCATCGCCGGCTCCGCCTGTGGACCTCATTACAATATTTTCTGGCGGTCGTTGTCTAATAGTTTGTTCGGGTAAGTTTAATTCTTCGTCTGTTAGTACAGCAAGTGTAATAATGTAGTTATAGTGCGTATATTCTTTAAGCCCATTTTGTAAAGGTAAACTTACTGGACCAGTATTTCTAGAATTATTACCGCCTGTAAGTGTTTGAGGAAGAAAAGAAGTCGGTAAATTGTCTAAATCACCCATTGCCAATCCGGGTAACCGAGGAGCAGCAAAATTTGCTATTTCTTGTTCTACATTAATATTTAAACTTTCAAGACTAGCAGGAACAATATCTAACTGCTCAACATAATTAGTCGCTTCACTTAGACCCCTAGCAATAGGATCAAGCCCGAAGTCGTTAATAGCATCAGTAAGGTTTAGTTCACTAGCTACATCAGTGTTTTGTAAAAATTGTCTAGGGTTTATAAATCTTGCCATTTTATCTTCCTAGTACTGTTCTAAGTCTGTCACCTTTTGGCAAATAAATCTGTGTTCCGGATACAAAATCAAAAATAGGATCTTTGATTACGTCCATATTTCTTTGAGAAAAAACCCACCATAGTTTAGGATCGTCATACAGATCATACGCAAGTAAATCAGGGCGGTGTGTATACTGCGGTTGTATTGTGTAAAGCACATCATCAGGCTCCGACGGAACTGGACGAATTCTTAGTTTGTCTAAATAAAATTCTTTTGTTTTAGTTTTGCCCCAAGGACTTGCTGTTGAGTATCTTGCCATTAAATATATCCTGTACCGTTGGTTACATAATCACCATTAATAAAGCTGTTTAGACTAAATCTTTCTGTTTGTGCTCTACTGTAAATAGGCTGTACTTGAATTGTAATTTGACTTTCTGACGGAGCATAGCTTACAGCACTACCAGGTTGATTATTAACAAATTGCGGTCTTGAGTCTGTATCAACAGTTCGTGTACCAGAATCGACACCTATTTCAGTAGCAATATAATCAACATCTTGGGGCATGTCGATTGTAAAGTTAGTTACAATAACAGGAACATTGTTAAACACATAGTCGCCATAGCCGTTTAATTTTACAACAGGAGGTGGAGCACCTTGCGGCTCACTTTGACCATAGTACATTTTAGTAATACTTCTTAAGTAATGCATTACTGCAACCCAGTATTGCGCTTCTAGAGAATTTTGTACAATAAATGAACCTGTAATAACTAACTGATCAACTTGGCTGTTCTCATATGCATAAAAAGGATAATTAGTATGTACAGGATGAACTGCGCTATAGTTTGCGCTGTGACTAATAATCATTGTAGGAGTATAAGGAAAAACTAAGCCGCCAGTAGTTACAAGAGGTTGTAGTAAAGGACTGCTAGAGTAAGTTGGATCTGAAGGCATACTGAGTTTAACACGCCAATCTTGTTCTCCGGGTGTAGAAAATCTAGCAGCAGTTTGTACTTGTTGTGTAGGAATTCCGTTTTGAGGTAATCCAGCAGATCTAATACGCCTCATAAATCCTCGGGCGTCACCTGTAAATTCTCGAACAGCGTCTCGTGCAAACTCTAAACCTCGTTCAAGAATGTTACTTCCTTGTTGTTGAGGGGTTGACGCAGAAGGTAACTGGCCGCTAATTCTTAATCGTCTTAAAGCTTCGTCATCATATTGTGACATAAGATAATACTCCTTATACTTTATTTAGTTGACAAAATTAACTGCGTAGTTTATAATGTATATAAATTAGGAGACTGTCTTGAGAAAACAAAATTATTTAAATAACAAAGACATACTAGCAGAAATTCATAAATCTAAGAATACTTTTTGTAGTTATGTTGAACCGGAATACAATCGATACGATATTATTTTGCCTAGTATAGATAAGATTAATCGTCTTACTATTGCAGAAGCAAAGCGCAACAAAGCAAAAAGACTTAGTCAAGCAGCATACGAACAGGCAAAGGCCGAAAAGAAACGTGTTAAGCAAGCTGACTGCGAAGTTCCTTACACATCTATTACCAAAGAAGAACTAATATTCCGTGTAATGACATTTGACCACATTCCAGAAGAACCAGGTCGTAAAAAGAATCCAAAAACAGTAGCAGACACGAAAGTAAAACTAAACTTTCCTCCGTTTGTACACTACAAGTTTAACGAAAACGACGAACTTGTTCTTGTAGGTAAATCACACTGGGAAGGCGGAATGGACAACGGTCACTTTAACAGAGACCACGGGCAGGCTACAAACAAACTTGCACTAATGTGGATGAAGTTGTGTGATCGTTATGCAACAAGAGGAAACGTTCGTGGATATACATACAACGACGAAATGCGAGGACAAGCAATCCTGCAACTTGCTCAAATTGGTTTGCAGTTTGATGAATCAAAGTCTAACAATCCGTTCGCTTACTACACTGCGGCGGTTACTAACTCGTTTGTAAGAGTTATTAATATAGAAAAACGCAATCAAAACATTCGAGACGATATTTTAGAAATGAACGATCTTGATCCTAGTTATACTAGACAGCATGCAGGCGAGTGGGAAGCATCAGTCAAGCGAGACCAAGAAGCGCGGAAGAACGGAAACTAATTGGTTGACTTTCATCTTGTTTGAGTGTATAGTAGTAAGAGTTATAACAAGAGGATTCTATTTTGTTTAAAAAAGCAGCGGTGTTTACAGACATCCATTTTGGCCTAAAAGGCAACAGCCGTATACATAACGACGACTGTGAAGCGTTTATTGACTGGTTTATTGAAACTGCACAAGCTAACGGTTGCGAAACTGGTATTTTCTGCGGCGATTGGCATCACAACAGGAACAGTCTTAACCTCACAACTATGGATGCAACTATTCGCAGTCTAGAAAAGCTAGGTGCTGCTTTTGAGCAGTTTTATTTCTTTGACGGCAATCACGATTTGTACTATAAAGACAAGCGTGATATTAACAGCACAGCGTTTAGTAGATACATTCCTGGAATTACGTTTGTAGACAAAATTACAACTGTTGACGATGTAACACTTGTTCCTTGGTTAGTAGGCGACGAGTGGAAACAAATGAGTAAGCTAAAAAGCAAGTATGTTTTTGGTCATTTTGAGCTTCCTAGCTTTTATATGAACGCTATGGTACAGATGCCAGACCACGGCGAACTTAAAGGTGAACATTTTAAGAATCAGAAATATGTTTTTTCAGGACACTTCCACAAGCGTCAAAAGCAAGGTGCTATTCACTACATTGGTAATGCATTTCCACACAACTATGCAGATGCATGGGACGACGAACGTGGTATGATGATTCTTGATCGTGAAAACGACAAAGAACCTGAGTACATTAACTGGCTAGATTGTCCTAAGTATCGAACAGTTAAGTTAAGTCAACTGTTAGATGACACACAAAACATCATCAAAAGCAAAATGTATCTTCGTGTTACACTTGACATTCCTATCAGTTACGAAGAAGCGCAATTTATTAAAGAAACTTATATTACACAATACGATTGCAGAGAAATTACACTAATTCCACAAAAACAAATGGAAGAAATTAGTACAGACATTGACATTCAGCAGTTTGAAAGTGTTGATCAAATTGTATCTAAAGAAATTACTGCTATTGATAGTGATAATTTTAACAAAAAGACACTCCTAGACATATACAATGAGTTATAAATGATTAAAATTAAAGACCTCACAGTTAAAAACTTTATGAGTGTGGGTAATCAGACCCAGGCTGTTGACTTTAACCAGCAACAGCTAACATTAGTGCTTGGCGAAAACTTAGATCAAGGCGGAGACGATAGCGGAAGTCGTAACGGTACTGGTAAGACTACTATTATTAACGCACTGTCCTATGCATTGTACGGTACAGCACTTACAAATATTAAACGCAATAATCTTATCAATAAGACCAACGGCAAAGGTATGTTAGTTACTCTGCATTTTGAAAAGGACGGACAAGACTATAGGATTGAACGAGGACGTTCTCCTAATGTTTTAAAGTTTTTTATTAATGATCATGAACAAGAACTAACAGACGAGTCACAGGGAGACAGTCGCAAAACGCAAGAAGACATTAATGACCTGTTAGGTATGAGTCATGATATGTTTAAACACGTTGTTGCACTAAACACCTATACTGAACCGTTCCTTAGTATGCGTGTTAATGATCAACGACAGATTATTGAGCAGTTGTTGGGTATTACAATTCTGTCCGAAAAGGCAGACAGTCTTAAAGATCAAGTTCGACAGACTAAAGAAGCAATTACAGAAGAAACTGCAAAAATTAATGCTATCCAAAGTGCTAATGAAAAAATACAAAGTACTATTGAAAACTTAGAACGCACACAACGTGCATGGCAATCTAAAAAGCGAACAGATGAAGAAAATCTAGTAAATGCAATTGACGAATTAGAAAAATTAGACATTGATGCAGAACTAGAAGCACACGAACAACTAGCTAACTGGACTGAATTAAACAATGCAATTGTGGCTCTTAATAAAGAAAAAAGCACACTAGAGAGTGCATTACTACGTGCCACTAAATCTGTTGAAAAAGCTGAAAAAGACATCGCAAATTTGGAAGACGCTACATGTTATACATGTGGACAAGAACTGCATGCTGATAAAAAAGCAGAAATTGAGTCAAGAAAAACAAAAGAGTTAAACGATGCAATAGCTTATCAGACAGAAGTTGCAGATAAATTAGAAGAAGTACTAAAAGGTCTATCTGACATTGGTAATATCAACGGACGTCCTAACACTTTTTACGAAACTGCAAAAGAAGCATATGAGCACAGAAACAATGTAGACAACTTAAAGCAGGCACTAGCAAGCAAACAGCAAGAAGAAGATCCATATCAAACACAGATCGACGATCTTACTAATACTGCTATCCAAGAAATTGACTGGACTCCTGTAAACGAACTTACAACTTACAAAGAACACCAAGAATTTCTGCTTAAATTGTTAACTAATAAAGATAGTTTTATTCGTAAAAAGATTATTGATCAAAATTTAATGTATTTGAACAATCGACTAACTTATTATCTTGATCGTTTGGGTTTGCCGCATCAAGTTGTGTTCCAAAATGATCTAAATGTAGAAATTACACAACTAGGACAAGATTTAGACTTTGATAACTTATCGCGAGGCGAGCGTAATAGACTTATACTAGGTATGAGCTTTGCATTCCGTGATGTTTGGGAAAGTCTATATCAAAATATCAACTTGTTGTTTATTGACGAGTTAATTGATAGCGGTATGGACACTGCCGGAGTTGAGAACTCTCTAAGTGTTCTTAAGAAAATGGGTAGAGAACGTGATAAAAATGTATTCCTAATTTCGCACAAAGACGAACTAGTAGGAAGAGTCAATCACGTGATGAAAGTTGTTAAAGAAAACGGCTTTACAAGCTATGCAAACGATATTGATATTGTAGAATGATTGAAGACGATACTCACGACGAATTAGTCAAAGCATTTATAGAATATTCTAAGGCAAACGAAATCTGGGAAAGAAATCGCAGCCACCGTACTTACTTTACAGCAAATAGGTGGCTGCGAGAAATTCGCAGATTAGCAAAGGCACGACAACTAACAAATAAAGAATATTTTAAAGAACACGTACAGGATCAGAAAAGAAAAGGCAACTCATAGGCATCGGTAAGTACACACATGGAGTGGACTTATCAAGGCAAAGTAATAGAAACAATACCAGACGAATATGAAGGCTTTGTTTATCTCATTACCAATCTAACTACTGGGCAAAAATATATAGGCAAAAAACTTGCAAAATTTAAAACTACCAAACCTCCACTCAAAGGCAAGAAAAATAAACGCAGAGGCAGCAAAGAAAGCGATTGGAAAACCTATTGGGGTTCATCCGATAGACTAAACGCCGACGTTGCGGCACTAGGCCCAGAAAACTTCACAAGAGAAATCCTATACCTATGTAAAGGCAGGGGCGAAATGTCCTATATCGAGGCAAGAGAGCAATTTGACCGCCGTGTATTAGAGAGCGACGAGTATTACAATGGAATTATTAATGTTAGAGTTGGCGGTTCCGATAAATTGCGACAGGCATTGCTAGAACATAGCATCAAGGCAAAACAATCCAACACATAAGGTTGGCGGGCCAGTTTAGAAATACCGCTGTGGAAAAAGCTGCCGTATAGGAGCACACGTAACATGCTGAGCGGCATCCGGTAGTAGGATGTTTGATTGGCATAGATGGAATGTTGGCTGTCGAAAAACTGCACATTACACATAAAAACTCTTTAGCACAGGAACGAAGCGAGAGGTAATGTATTATAAACTGCACATAAACTTGCTTTATGTACATTTTATGTTACATATGTCGACGTAGGTTGGGAAAGGTCAGAGCCCATTGTGTAGCAGAAAACACCTACTTCCAAGTCTCGGCTGGTGGCGAACTCACATGAAGCACATTTTCGAGTTTGATGGAACCGTAACAGGTTCCGTCTGACTGAAACAATCTACATGAAACTTAAACATTATGACTTACGTCATAATGCGTTTCATATATAAATCATTTATATCACGCATAATTAAATACGAAGTAAGTAGTTTGAGCGATAGCGATAACTAATATCTACGAAGTAGATATTTAAATAAGTGAGATAAATAACTTTAACTAGTTGACAAAGGAAAAATTCTAATGAAAGTTTACGAAATTCTCAGTGAAAGCGATATTGATAACATCGACGAAGCACCTGCTGGATTTATTGGACAAACTGCACGTAAACTAGGTGCAAAAGCTCTTAATAAAATTGGCATGAAAGGTACTGCTGCTAATATGGCAACAAAAGCTAATGTTGGCGATGAAGCAAATCGTATTAGACAAGAATTAGATCAATACATGGCAGGCTCAGGAATCAAGAAAGGTCAACTAGAAGTAAATGACTTCCTTGCTTTCCTAGCTAATGCAGGATTTGATAAGAAAACATCAATGAACGCTATTCGTAAATATCACAAAAAGAATAAAGCTGATCCAATTCAAACAACACTAGTTGCTAGTATTGAAGAAAGTGTAATTTCTGAAGCAATTCCAAACCAAACAATTGACAAAGTAATTATGGATCTTGTTAAATTAGGATTTAAAAAGCAAGCAGGTGGCAAACAAGCTCGCAGTAAGTATGCAATTACACAACCTGGTGCTAAAAAATCTACTGCTAAAGCCGGTGCAAAATCAGTATCTGATGCTGAAAAACAAGCTATAGATCTTCTTAAAAAAGCCGGATATAATGTTACTAGATGATTAGAAAAACGGCAAATTAGTATCTTTTGTCGTTTTTAAGTTTTCTTCTATTAATTTTGTTAAAATTTCTCTATCTTCAAAACCTAGTGCATATGCTTCGTCGAGAGTCATTCCGCCTCTCATAAACCATGAAAGTTTAAATGTATCGTGTTTTATCTGTTTTACATCTGTGTCAAGGATCTTAACTTCTTCTAAGATTTCGTCAATAGAGAGCGTTAAGATCCTGAGCCGAAAAAATTTGCACTGTCAAACGATAACGGAACATCAAATGTTTCTGGTGCACCGTTTTCGATGTCCTCTGGAGTAGAATTAATTGTTAGAGGTTTTGCTACAAACTTCTTACGTTGTTCATCGATATGATCAGTTAACGCTCTAAACAAATCTTTGTCTGCATTATTAACAAACTCGTCAATATGTTTTTTGTTAGTAACAACTTCTTCATCAATTTCGATAGACTCAATTGATTTTTCTAAGTTAGAAACTGTAATTTCAGTTAGTTTTCTAAAACTTTCTTGGAATACACGAACTTTTTCACCATCTGAAATTTTTTCATCGTTTAACACTCTAAAAATACGTTGTTCTTCAAATGTTTTAATAGCAGTATCAGTAAACTCTTTGTAAGAAATAGGTCTTAAATGAATAATCATTCCATTAACTTCAACAGTTGATATAAACTCTTGACCAATAAATCCATCTAAAATCTGACGTAGATCAAGAGCAAATGATTGTTCAGTACCGGTAACTGGAGTTTTAGATGCAAAGTCCATTTTTTCGCCATAGCTTGCAATCCTCATTGCAACTAAAATTGTATCTAAATCAATAATAGGAAGTTTCCAAGCGTCTTTAATATTAGGCATACAGCTTTGAATAATATCAACGGTAGACTGGCCATTTAACAACGCATCTGGTGTTTTAATCATAATCTCGTCTTTGGCTGTCATAGAAAAAACTGGTAACTCACCGTTTTCAGGCATTTCGATTGAACCTTCAGGCCAAAATTTACCTCCTGAAGGTAATTTGATATAGATTTTAGGCTGTCTAAAAAATTTCTTAAGTGGATTATTATCCGACATGTTTATGCTCCTGATAAATACATTACGTAAATATGTATCAATTGTATTTATATACGTATATAACTAGGAATTTAGAATAGTGGCTGAAGAAATCGAAATCAAGAACGTCGGCGGTAAAGGAGTTGCAAGTGAAGCAACTCTTAAGAGATTGCAAGAAGCAATGACTGCTATGGCACGACAGATGGGTGCTTCTAATGATCAAAATTCTAAAGCATTTGATGCATATAAAAAATCACTTACTCTTGCAACAGATAAGCAAAGAAAAAATACCGAAGCTGTTGACGAAAATACCGAAGCTGTAGAATCTAATACAAGCGCACTTGGTAGTATTGCTGGCGCCTTAGGCGGCGCACTTATGTCTGGTATTACTAGTGTTGCTGGTAGTATGTTTGGACTTGGAAAAGAACTATTAGTTGGCGGAGACAAACTATCTGATTTTACTCGACATGTTCCGTTAGTTGGAGGAGTTCTTACAGGTGTTGTAGGTTATTTTGAAGAGTTAACTGACACCTTCCAAGGACTGAGCAGTCAAGGTGCATCATTTAATAATAGTATAATTGAAATGAGAACATCTGCTTTAGAAGCAGGTTTAAACTTTACTAGATATACTGAACTAATATCTCAGAACAGTGATCGTTTAACTTTCTTTGGCGGAACAGTTACACAAGGTGCTCAACAACTAGGAAGATTTAGTAAAGAGTTTAGAACAAGCGGTGTTGGTCGTAACTTAGCCGCGATGGGCTTTACTGTTGAAGAACTAAATGAAGGCTTGTTAGATTTTGCTCAATTAGAAGCTCGAGTTACTGGACAAAGAATTAGAGACGAACAGCAATTAATAGACGGCACAGCTAGTTATTTAAAAGAGCTTGATCAATTAGCAAAACTTACAGGTACAAGTCGTAGACAACAAGCAGACCTAATGGCACAACAAGCGGCAGAAGCAAATGTTGCTGCAAGAATGGCTAATATGTCTGACGAAGAACGAATTAGATTTCAAGGCAATTTAAATGCTGTTTCAACTTTGCTTCCAGGGTTCAGCAATGCATTTAAAGATTTAACTGACGGGATTCCACAAACTGAACTAGGCGAAAGATTATATTCCATGGTTCCTGAGTTTGCAAGATTAGCTGAAAATGCTGAAAACTTGTCTTTAGAAGAACTAGACGAAGGTTTAAGAAGAGTTGCTCCGCAGCTAACAGAATTTAGAGATAGTATGGGCGCTGCTGCTGTTACAGCAATAGGTGATCAAGATGCGGGCTTCGCAGCACTATTTGGAGCAATGTATCAGTTTGAAGAGTATATGGCTAGAGCTTTTGATCCGGAAGCTGCTGCCGAAGAAGCAGCGAAACGAGAACTAATAACAACTGGTTTAACAAACATGTCTACTGAGGTCGAAAGAATCAGGAGTGATATATTATTAAAGTTCTTTGAAGAAGGTGGTGTTGGTGCAAGAGTACAATCATTTTTAGAAAGTGTTACAGAGGAAGACATTAATGCATTTAGTACTACCTTAAACACATTTATGGATTCTTTTAATGCAGATCCTGGACAAGCAATTTCAGATTTATACAAAAACATAATGGACTATCTGTTCGGATATGTTGAAGAAGGCGGTCCTGGAAATATGTACGAGCGTCGAGTTGGCGGAGTGCTTGAACCTATGCTTGAAAGTATCACAAACAGCCTCAAAGAAGGATTTACATCACTACTTAACAATCCTGAATTAAGACAAGTGTTAAGTGATTCATTTAGAAGTTTACTAAGAGGTATAAATAATTCTGGCTTTATTGGAGATATGATGGTCGATGACGATCTATTATTATCAGATAATGAAAGACAGCTAAATTCTCAAATTGAAGCTCTGCAAAATCGAATTAGAGAAGCTGAATTAGATCGCGGCTATGCTAGTAGTTATGGTTATGACGCATCAACTTCGGCAGAAGAACTTCAGCGTATGAGAGACGAACTTGCTAATCTTCAAGCACAAATTCCAACAAGACTTGTTGGTACTTACGGTGCTACTGGTCGACTAACAGAACCTAGAAACACTATTGCACGAATACACGCAGGAGAACGAGTTCTAAATCCTCAAGAAGCAGCTGAATATAATAATTCGACTACTAGCAGTGATACAAGTTCAGCAACTACTGCTGTTGCAAGCTCTCAACAACAAGTCTCAGAAAGTATTAATAGGTTAAATACTACAATGAGATCAATGGTTACTATGATGCAAGAAAATAACAAACTGACAAAACAAACAGTAAATGCAATTGCTGAATCAGGCAATATGATAGGTTAAAGATAATGTCGTGGAAAAAATATTTTACACCAGTACCGACAGGTAATGGCACAGACGGAAGCGTAAGTCCAATTAGCGGACGAAACGGAGGACAAGCCGGCCCTGCCCGGTCTAACTATTCATCGTTTTTGCCTGATGTTTATGTAGGTGCACCTAACCGTATTGAGCGTTACGGTCAATACAATACTATGGATTTAGATTCAGAGGTTAATGCTGCACTAGATATTTTATCAGAATTTTGTACACAATTTAACAAGCAAAATAGAACTAACTTTTTATTAGACTTTAAAAAAGATGCTACTAATACAGAAATTAAAGTCTTAGAAAACATGCTACAACAGTGGTCAAAGCTAAATGACTTTGAAACACGCATGTTTAAAACTGTTCGTAACGTATTCAAATACGGTGATGCTTTCTTTATTCGTGATCCTGAAACTAAAACTTGGTATCACGTTGATCCTGCTAAGGTTACACGCATTATTGTAAACGAAAGCGAAGGTAAAAAACCTGAGCAATACATTGTCAAAGACATGAATATCAACTTCATGGACAAAGTAGCAACTACTCCGTTCCAAACTAACGGCAACATAACTGGAGGCGGAGACGGATACCTACAAGGCGGTGTTCGTGGCATGGTGGGTAATACTAGCCAAGGTAGTGCAGCAGGTGGACGCTTTGGACTAGATAAAGAAACTGAGATTGCAATTGATGCAGAACATATGGTACATCTAAGTCTTTCTGAAGGACTAGACAATAATGCACCATTTGGCAACAGTCTGCTAGAATCAATCTTTAAAGTTTACAAACAAAAAGAATTGTTGGAAGATGCGATTATCATTTACCGTACGCAGAGAGCGCCTGAGCGTAGGGTGTTTTATGTTGATGTAGGCAACATGCCTAGTCATTTGGCGATGCAGTTCGTAGAACGTGTAAAAACAGAGATCCATCAAAGACGTATTCCGTCGAAAACAGGAGGAGGAACATCAGTTATTGACAGTTCCTATAATCCACTTTCAACAAACGAAGACTACTTCTTCCCTCAAACTGCTGAAGGTCGTGGGTCTAAAGTAGAAACACTACCGGGTGGTACTAACCTAGGCGAAATTGACGACTTAAAATACTTTACTAATAAACTTATTAGAGGTTTACGTATTCCAAGTTCGTATTTGCCAAGTGCAGCACAAGACGAAGGTCAAGGTGCATTTAATGACGGTCGTGTTGGTACAGCGTATATTCAAGAACTGCGCTTTAACAACTATTGCGAACGCTTGCAAGGTTTAATTGTAGAAGTGTTTAATCAAGAGTTTAAACGCTACTTACTAGAAAAAGGTGTAAACATTGATGTTGCAATGTTTGATGTAAGACTACAACCGCCACAAAACTTTGCAAGCTACCGTCAATCAGAACTTGATAATCAGCGTATTGGTACGTTTGGTCAGATTAGTGCAATTCCTTATATTTCAAATCGCTTTGCGCTAAAACGTTTCTTAGGCCTAAGCGAAGAAGAGATTGCAGAAAACGAACGCTTATGGCGTGAAGAAAATGACGAGAATCTGCAACAACCGCCAACTGACGCAAGTGCAGAAATGCGCGGTGCTGGAATTAGTGGTGCAGGTATTGAAGCTGACATGGGCGGAGCAGAAACTGAAACAGATGTCGACGCTGGCGGGGAAATGGCAGGAGATGGAACACCACCAGAATCTGCTACAGATACAGACTTAGGTGCTGCTCCGGCAGGCGCAGAAGCACAGCAAACGATATAAATAGTATTATGCATTTACGAGAATTCTTTTATTTTGATCGAGAAACTATTGAACCTGTTGAAGACAAAGGTTATGACCCTTCAATGGACGATTCTGTTATGAACAGAAGTGATACTCGTAAAACACGCCTAACTCTGCGTCAGATTAACAAAGCACGTAAAGCATCTGAATTACACAATGAAGAAAAAGACAAAGAACTATTCTTTATTAGACAGATGTACGGAATAGCTGCGAACACTGAAGCAGGAGTTTAATACATGTCCCAAGCCTTTGTGTGCGGCAATGGTGAAAGTCGCAAAGGTATTAATTTAGATTATCTAAAAAACTATGGTAAAGTATTTGCTTGTAATGCAGTTTACAGGCACTATCGTCCTGACTTTTTAATTGCTGTTGATGTTAAAATGATATTAGAAATCAATCAACATAAATGGCAATATGACAATCAAGTATGGACTAATCCTAATAAAGCATACAACGGTATGGTTAATTTAAACTTCTTTAATCCTAGCAAAGGATGGAGTTCAGGACCCACAGCACTATGGATGGCTAGCAGTCACGGATATGAAACTATCTATATGTTAGGCATGGATTTCCGCGGCAGAATGGACGACAAAGGGCAATACTCTAAAGTAAACAATATTTTTAAAGATACACAAAATTATAAAAAGAGTTACGATCCTGCAACATATTTTGGTAACTGGGAAAGACAAACATTAACTACTATTAAAAATAATCCTAACAAAAGATATATAAGAGTAATAGAAGACAATGACGATTTTGTTCCAAAACATTTGAAGGATTTGTCTAACCTAGAACATATGAAAAAGTCAGATTTTAAAGAAAAATTTGAAATTTCTCGTGCCTCGCCTCAAAATACTCCGTTTTGAGCCTATTATCTGTACATATTTTGTTAATTGTGTAAATAATACTACACAGCCTTACGTATCATTTAAAGGAGACAAGAAATGGCAGATTTATCAAAAATTGAGCAAATGCTCGAATCGCTTGTCAATGAAGACAAAGCAAAAGCAGAAGAACTTTTCCACGAGTTTGTGATTGAAAAGTCAAGAGAGATTTATGAAGGACTACTAGAATCAGATCTAGAAGACCTAGACGAAGCAGACGACGAAGAAGTAGATGAGTCAGAAGACGATCTAGATGAAGCTACTGATGAAGAAGTTGACGAGTCTGAAGAAGAAGTTGAAGAAAACTTTGACCTAGAAGAATTTGAAGTCGAAGGCGACGACGAAGATGAAGGCGAAGATGACGACATGGATATGGACATGGACGACGAAGGTGACGACGAAGACACTGAAGAGCGTATGGACGATCTAGAAGACGCACTAGCTGATCTACAAAAAGCATTCGACGACATGATGTCAAAAGATGGTGGAGATGACGAAGAAGGCGACATGGATGACATGGGCGGCGATCCAGCAGACGACATGATGGGCGACATTGAAGACAAGCCAGAAGAAGAATCATTTGCTTTTGAAGCTGAAGAAGATGACGAAGATGACGAAGAAGTTGACGAGTCAGACAAGTCAGAAGCAGAAACAATGAGAGAATATGTTGAAAAAGTAACAGCTAAAATGGGTGACAACGGTGCAAACACCAAGTCAACTGTAGCTGGCGCTAACAACATGGGCGGAACTACTGCTAACATCGCACAAGGTGGCGACGGTGGCAATGGCGGTACAGAAGGCGGCCTAGCAAAACCTTCAACAACAGAAGAAAATGCAGGCAACGTCAATGTACCAGGCGGCAAGGCGAGCAAGTCAATGAAAGCTCAGCCAAACGGCCACGGTGCTGAAAAGAAAGGCAAAGGCGAAAGCGGGGCCGATACTAAAAGCACTATCGGATCCTAAGGAATAGTTAATGTATAACTTAACTGAGAACTTATCATTCGACCAAGCACAGATGGTCGTTGAGACGACTGAAAACTCAAGAGGAGGTAAAGACCTCTATCTAAAGGGAATCTGCATACAGGGAGGTGTACGTAACGCCAACCAACGTGTGTATCCTGTAAATGAGATCGGTAGGGCTGTGAAAACGCTCAACGATCAGATCAGTGGCGGATATTCAGTTCTCGGAGAAGTTGATCATCCTGAAGGTCTTAACATTAACCTAGATCGTGTATCACATATGATTACTCAAATGTGGATGGACGATGCAAACGGTTATGGTAAAATGAAACTCCTACCTACTCCGATGGGACAACTAGTACAAACAATGATTGAATCAGGTGTAAAACTAGGCGTCTCATCGCGTGGGTCAGGAAACGTATCAGAAGACGGTAGCGGCACAGTAAGTGATTTTGAAATTATTACTGTAGATGTTGTGGCGCAACCAAGTGCTCCGGGGGCATACCCAACTCCAATTTACGAGCACCTAATGAATACCAAGGGTGGGTATAAGGCATTTACTCTAGCAACAGAAGTTAGAGAAGACACTAAGGCACAGAAATATTTAAAGGAATCGTTGGTGAATATCATCAACAAACTCCAATAAACTAGGAGAAACGTAATGTTGGATGCACTGAAATCACTCTTTGAAGGCGCTGGTCTTTCTGAAGAAGTGCGTACAGAAATTCAAGAAGCATGGGAGCAGAAGGTTGAAGAAAATCGTCTGTCTGCTACTGCTGAACTACGTGAAGAATTTGCTCAAAAGTATGAGCATGACAAGCAGACTATGGTCGAAGCTGTCAATGCCATGCTAGAAGATAAGCTAGCTGAAGAATTATCAGAACTTGCAGAAGATCGCAATCAACTAGCAGAAGCAAGAGCAAAATATGTTGTAGCTATGCGTGAAAACGCAGAAACGCTAAAAGGCTTTGTAATGGAGCAACTTAGCAAAGAAGTTACAGAACTTCACGAAGATCAAAAGCTAATGGCTGAAAATTTCAGCAAGCTTGAAGAATTTGTTGTAGAAGCACTTTCAAAAGAAATTGCAGAGTTTTATGAAGACAAACAGGATTTAGCCGAAACAAAAGTTCGACTAATCCGTGAAGGAAAAGCACATCTTGCTAAAGTTAAAGACAACTTTATCAAGTCAAGTGCAAAAGCAGTTGCAGAAGCAGTTGATAAAGGACTTAAGAGTGAAATTTCAACTCTTAAAGAAGATATCGAAGCTGCAAGACGTAATGACTTTGGTCGTAAGATCTTCGAAGCATTTAGTAACGAGTACACAAACAGCTTACTAAACGAAAAGTCAGAAACTGCAAAGCTACTAAAAGTTGTAGAGTTAAAAGACAAGCAACTTGCAGAAGCAAAAGCGGCAGCAGATGAAAAAGCACAACTAGTAGAAAGCAGAGATGCTGAACTTCGTCGTGCAAAAGATCTAGCTGAACGCAAAGAAATTATGAGCGAACTTACTGGACCTTTAAGCAAGGAACAAAGTGCGATCATGACAGACTTACTGGAATCAGTACAAACAGCCAAACTAAGTTCGGCGTTTGACAAATACCTACCAGCAGTAATGCAGGGTAACACTCCAGCAAAGAAGAAGGCAGTATTATCAGAAGGCACGGAAGTGACAGGCAATAAGAAAGTTAATCAAACTATCGATAGTGACTCAAGCAAGAACGCAAACGTTATTGAACTAAGACGTCTTGCAGGATTAAATTAAGGAGAAAATGATGTCAGAACTATTAGAAGGACGCTGGCAGGATACGAAATCAGCACTTCTTGAAGGCCTACAAGGCAACAAGAAATCAGTAATGGATGTTACACTAGAAAACACTCGTAAGTACTTGTCAGAAAGTGCTACAGCGGGTGCTACTTCTGCAGGTAACGTTGCTACACTAAACCGTGTTATCCTACCAGTAATTAGACGTGTGATGCCAACAGTCATCGCAAACGAACTAGTTGGCGTACAGCCAATGACAGGCCCAGTTGGTCAAATTCACACACTACGTGTACGTTACAGCGACACAGCTGATGACGCTACAGCAGGTGAAGAAGCACTGAGCCCATTCAAGATTGCACTTGGTTATTCAGGTGACGAAGCTGGATCAGACGCAGGTAAAGCAGCAAGCACATCAACACTTGAAGGTGCAGCTGGTAACCGTATGTCAATTCAGATCTTGAAGCAAACTGTCGAAGCTAAAACTCGTAAGCTATCAGCTCGCTGGACTTTCGAAGCTGCGCAAGACGCACAAGCACAGCAAGGCATCGACATTGAAGCAGAGATCATGGCTGCACTAGCACAAGAAATTACTGCTGAAATTGACCAAGAGATCCTAGCATCTCTACGTTCACTAGCAGGTGCTGCTGAATCTGACGTACAATACGATCAGGCAGCAGTATCAGGTACAGCTACATTCGTAGGTGATGAGCATGCTGCACTAGCAGTTATGATCAACCGTGCATCTAACAAAATTGCACAGCGTACACGTCGTGGCGCCGGTAACTTTGCAGTTGTTAGCCCATATGCACTAACTATCCTACAGTCAGCAACTACATCAGCATTTGCACGTACTACAGAAGGTACATTTGAAGCACCAACAAACACTAAGTTCGTAGGTACTTTGAACAACGCAATGAAAGTATATGTTGATACATATGCAGCTGATACAAAAGACGTACTAGTTGGTTACAAAGGTACAAGCGAGTCAGACGCAGCAGCGTTCTATGCTCCTTATATCCCACTAATGTCAAGCGGTGTGGTACTAGACCCAACATCATTCGAGCCAGTCGTAAGCTTTATGACACGCTACGGTTATGTTGAGCTAAACAACACAGCTTCGTCACTAGGTAACGCAGCTGATTACCTAGCTAACGTTTCAATTGCAAACGTAAGCTTCAGCTAAGTTTTACTTAGACAGCAATAAGAAAAAAGGCCCTTCGGGGCCTTTTTTTATGACTTAAATACGTTATGAAGTCATTCCACATTATATTACCTAGACACGATTTAGGCGAGAAACTTGGCTATAAAAATATAGAAATAGCTAAGAGTTTTGGACTAGACGCACACATGCACCCTGGTGTAAAAATTACAAAAACATTTAAAGAAGAATTTGCGCCTTACGGTATTACTAAAATAGCAAGCCTTGAATCTAAACTTAAAGGTCAGCAAGGGTGTTTTCTTGCACACTTTCAACTTTGGCAAAAGTGTATTGCTTTACAAGAACCTATTGTTATATGTGAACATGACGGAGTTTTTCTAAGACCATTACCTAGTAACTTAGATTTTATAGATGTCTTAAGATTAGAGCCATTCATGCACTGGAAGAACGATTACGAACTCCAAATTAAAAATAGTTTAACTAAAGAAATACAAATATTAAAACTACCGACTGAATTTAATACGCATTACGTAGGATACTATGGTTACGTAGTTAGTCCTCAAGGAGCAAAAAAGTTAATAAAACGTGCTCAACGTAAAGGAATAAAAAGCGTAGACAGATTTATAGAAAATACTTTTATTGATATTAAAAGTGTGACTGCTAGTGTAGTAAGACTTGATGAAACATATATAGGGCGTGTTAAAGATTTAAGTACTACAGCAAAGTGATAAATACAATGTCAAAGAGCGTGCCTCTCTGATGAGGACTTATGCGGTACCCGCCGCGTAGACCTAGAACGTCAACATAAGGAGAAAACAATGGGACGTCCACTTAACGATAGATTCTTTGGTGCATTAGGTACAGATGCAGATCCAAATATTCCAATTTCTTTCCACAACGGCCAAACTGTTGTAGAAGGTTTTATTTTAAATCAAAAAGGTACTAATAAGTTTACAGTTAGAAATCCTGATACTTCACCACCGACTGATGTAGTTGTAAGATTAACAGCTGACGGAAGTACTCCGAATGCAGAAGGCGAAGCAATGATCGAAGGATATGTAGGCAATAGAGATACTGCTGCAATTAGGCTTGTTAAGTTATTTAATAGAACAGCGGTAGATGCTAATAGCAATCGTTATACTTGGGAACTTGATGATGACTCAACATCATCAGTTATCATTTTAACTGCAATCTAATTTAAGGGGGCATAGTCCCCCTACTTTTAGGAAACAATATGTCAAAGTATTTAAAAATACCAAATGGAGATTATACAGTTGAGGTCCAGTCAGGCGGCACAATTCGTCTTGATACTGGAGTTGAAACTGGTGAAGTTCGTGTTTCGGGTGATTTAATTGTAGAAGGTAATACTGTTACAGTTGAGTCAGAAGAAATGCTTATTAAAGACAACATGATCGAGTTAAACAACGGCGATCAAGGTTCTAATGGTATTACTTTAGATAAAAGTGGATTAAAAATTGATCGCGGAATTAATTCTGCACAGTATCCGATTGTAGAGTTTGTTTTTGATGAAAATGTAACATGGAATGATCCTGCTACACAAACAAACAAAACTGGCGGATTTATTTTTAGACAAGAAAACGGTACACTAGTCGGTATTAGAACAAATAGTATTACTAGTGGTGGTTCTGATTTATTTTTAGACTTTAACGGCGGTGCTGGTGTTGCAAGAATTGTAAATTCGTCAGACGACGATTATACTGCCAAAGTTACAGAAGATGATATTTTAACTAACAAAAAATATGTAGACGATGCAATTGTTGCCGGTATTCAAGCTATTACAATTAAACGTATTCAGCAAGGTGATTCTAAAGTTGAACTGTTTGATGATAGTATCGAACCAGTAATTTCAAACTTTAACGTAGAAATCAATGGAAATGAAATTGCAAGATTTGAAGAAACAACAGCATTTATCGCAGACATTACCTTGTCAGGTAATACTATTACAACAGCAACAACAGGTGACGATTTAACTCTTGCTAGTTTTGGTAGCGGTAGTGTTACTGTAGACGGTGTATTAAAACTACCAAATCAAATAAGTGATCCTAGTTCATCAACCGGTATTATTATTTACGGTAAAGAACCGGGTTTAGGTACAACAGGTTTGTATTATGTAAATAGTAATAACAACTCAGACGAAGTAATTGGAAGAAATAGATCATTACTTTATAGTATGATATTTTAAGGATTTATAAATGGCTATAGCAAACGCAAGAATCGGAACAACAAATACAACTTTACTCACTGTTCCTACTGGAAAACAATATGCTATTACAACACTAATGATTTGTAATGTTGCAAACTATGACAGCGGTGGAGCAAATGATTGTACATTTGACTTGCATATTATACCAGATGGTCAGTCAATTGGTCCTGCTAATATTGTCGTTAATAGTCTTAATGTTGCAGGTGCAGATACGTTTACATTTGATACAGAAAAAATTATTATTGATGAAAACGACACAGTAGTACTTGCAGCACAGATTGCTAATAGACTAACAGCTACATTGAGTTATTTGGAAGTATAATGAGATTTTTAAAAAGCCATAAATTAGCAGAAACAAGACATGTAGGAGATGGATCTCCAGGATTAAACTATGACACAAATGGTCAGTTTAGATTTAATTCAGAGAACAGTATAGTTGTTCCAAAAGGACCACAGGCAAGTCGTCCGTTTTTTGCTGAAGAAGGCCTAATACGTTATAATACCGACGAAGGAAACTTTGAAGTTTATCAAGGATCTCAATGGAAGCCGATACGATTTAGAGAACCGATTACAGTTACTAATCAAAATCTAGGTAACGGCGATGGCGTAGAAACTACTTTTGGTCCGTTGGACAGCGGAGACCCATTTTATCCTGTACCTATTGCAGAAACAAACGTTCTTGTGTTTGTTGAAAACGTTTTTCAGTTACCTGTATCAAACTACACACTTGTACAAAATCCGTCTAGTGGACCGGGCGCACCGTATGCACCAGGATATTACTTAGTATTTGGTAGTGCCGTCCCGGCAGGAAAACCTGTAAACGTACTGCATAACTTTGACAAGTAATCCCGCTAAATACTATTAAGAGGGAGCTACTATGGCACAACAAGTACAACGAATTGGCGGTCAGCTATTATTTGCAAATCTCGAAAGAGAACTAGCCGATCTAGCATTTGATACTAATTTACTTGTAGTAAAACGCAACGGTACACTTGGCGTAAACACTACAACTACTCCCCGCGATTTAACAGTAAACGGTACACTAAAAGTAGCTAGTGGTACTAGCGACCCAGATATTATTTTTAATAATAGTCTAACAATCGGCGACTTAACTATTAGTACTGAAGGCGCTAGTGCGCCTACTGGCAATATTAATATTTTAAGTACAGATCCAGCAGGTTATATTGTTACTGGAGGTTTAGGTAGTTTTAACTTTGCTGTAAAAGACAACGGTGCAATTGAGTCGATTGTTACTAATGCAAATGTAGGCATTAGATCAACATATCTTGCAGGCATGACCGAAGCATGGAACTATGATCAAAACTACGGTGACTATTGGTATCCAGGTCCAAAAAATAGTGCAGATGCTCCAGAAAACGACGGCGACAGATTATATCAAGAAGCACTTGCAATTGCACAAGTAGGAAACCCTACACCAGAACAACTAGCAGCATTTGATTTTGACGGCGACGGCGATGTTCAAGTAGACGATGCACTTGATATTCTGCAAATGAACAGTCAGTTTATTAATGGTGCATATTTTCCAGCAACACGTACACTAGCAGACCATGCAGATACTGAAGCATTTAAAACATACGTAGAAACACATTATCCGAGAAGTGTTCCAAGAGATCTACAATTACAAACTGGCGGCACATTAAATGTTAATGGTAATGTTCATGCAACTGGTAACATTACATACGGCGGAACAGATTTAACAGTTGGTGACGATTCTACCGACAATGCAAGATTCTTAGCAGATTTTGCAAGTGATCTTATTCCTGATCTAGACGCTAATTATACAATTGGTAGAGACGACGATAGTACTGGCCCCGATGAAGGGAAACGATTTGATTTATATGTAGAAACCTTAGATACATCGTATGTAAGAGCTAATAACATTGTTTATCAAGGTATCGAGTTAACTAAAAGCACAGGAAACATTTTTGTCTCAACAAACAATGGATCTGATTTAAACCGTGGTACACACCCAGGAGGTCCTTTTGCTACACTAGGTAAAGCATTAAGTATTGCACAGCCAGGTGATAACATCTTCATCTATCCTGGACAATATCAAGAAGATTTTCCTCTAGTAGTACCTAGTGACGTTACTATACAAGGTGACAGTATAAGAGGCGTAGAAATTTATCCAACTACAGAAACGCAATCAAATGATGCATTTGTTTTTCAAGGCGGATCAAACATAGAAAATGTCACTATTAAAGACTACTACTATAACAGTGAAGCAGATACAGGATATGCTTTCCGTTTTGCAGACGATTATGTATCAGGTGCACGTAGTCCTTATATTCGTAATGTAACTGTACTTACGAAAGGCACAACAACTTCACCTAGCGATCCACGAGGTTATGACTCGGGTGATGCAGGACGAGGTGCCCTTATCGATGGTCGTAATGTAAACGAAAATAGTACAAATGCTACTATGTTGTTCCAAAGTGCAACATTCTTTACACCAGGTGTAGAATGTATTGTAATGCGTAATGGTGTAAGAGTTGAATGGCTTAACAGCTTCATTTATTTTGCCAGCAAAGGTATGGTTGCAAGCCAAGGCGAGCAAGGTCGTTTATTACCTGACAGCACAAGACAGTATGGTGTAGAATTGCGTTCAATTGGCAGTGCAAACGTATACGGCAACGTAGGTGCCGAGGCCGATGGCGCTGATTGTATATTTTATTTAATCAATCATAACTTTGCTTACATTGGCGCAGGCAAAGATTCGTCAAACGATGCAAGTTTATCAAATGCAGACAATATTACTATAACATCAAATGATGCAAAAGTCTACTACACAAGTCAAGATGAAAAAGGCAATTTTAATGTAGGCGACTTTTTTCAAGTAGATCAAGTAAACGGTAGGACTACTTTTGATATTGAAAGTATCTTTGCTACTAACTCCGTTGTTAAAATTATTGGTGACGACTCAGAAGCATACATTGATGCTACTCAATTACGCCTTGACAACATTTATGTTACTGGAAATACAGTACTTACAACCAGTAACGATTTAAACTTAAAAGCATTTACAACAGATTTAAACTTCCTTACAAACACTAATGTATCAGGAAATGTAGATATTGTAGGCGATATTACTATTGGTGGTACAGTAATCAATATCGGTGACGAACCTACTGATACTGTAGACTTTAATGTTAGACTAGAACAGGATCTATTACCGGGCGGAAGTGAAGCTCATAAAATTGGTGATGTTGGTAAAACGTGGCGTAATACATACGTTAATCTTGCATCGATTAATGACATTACAATTTCTCCTACAAGTATTAGTACAACATTAAGTAACGCTGATTTAGAACTACGTGCAAACAATACTGGTAAAGTATATTTTGAAAATGTAGAAATAAGTGATAATACTATTGCAAGTAAATTTGATAGAGCTGGCGAATTTACGGTACTTGAGACTGACGAATCATCTCTAGAAATTTTTGATAGTTTTGAAAGTTTGACACAGTATTTTCCAGAAAGTGTAGAAGTATACGGCATTCCAGTAATGCGTACTGCACTAGCATCTCGTGCTGCAATGATTCATGCAGCTAACTTATTAGCAGGATATTTAGACAATGACTACGACGGAGTAGTTGACGATGCTACTATGTATGCAGAATTTATCAACGGCGACAAAGGAATTGTTGTCTATGCAAATAGTGCTGACGAAACAGTAATAAATGCTGCATTAGGATCTTGGAAATCACGTACAACAAGTGTTTATGAAAATGAAATGAACAATTTCCAAGGTGATAGTGTTGGCGGGAACAGAGATCAAACATTAGAAAGAATTTTAAGATATTTCCTTATCAAACAAGGTTACACAGTTGCATACAGCGATTTAGGCTTTAATCGTCCTACAGCGTTAACAGTTGCTATGGATAATGCTCGTGGAGGATTCCAAGCAGGTGGACTACCAAGTTATAACTATCCACCGTTTGCACGGTATACTGACCCTACAGGTTTAAATTATGAAAATTTAGTTTATGAGTATTTTTACCTTGCATTGTCAACTTATGCAGGATCAAATACTTGGAGGGATGCAGACATAGAAGACCTATGGACGCCTGCATCTCCTAGCGATTTAAGACTAGCAGACGGAATTATAATCGGAATCATAGAATCAGGTAATTATAGTTTTCCAACAACAGAACCCGTGTTAGACTACTGGGAAGCTGTTACAAACAATATCGGCGGAACTACTAGAAATCTTGTATTAGCTACTAATAATCTTGATATAGACGCAACTAGTCACTTGCTAGTTAACAAAGGTACCACTGCCCAACGTCCAACTGTTACAGGTGGTCTAAGATATAACACAGACTTTGATGTTTTTGAAGGTGTAGTAGGAATCGGTAGTGTATCGCTAGAAGGCATATTTTCAACATCACGCAGAACATTCTTAGACTTATCTAATAATCAATATAGCTTTGTAACTGACAATACTAGCCGTGCAGTTTTAAATAATTTTGGATTATTTACTGATCAATTTACAAGTGATAATAAATTTAAAATTGACGGTAATATAGTTACAAGTGCAGAAACAAACGGAAGAGTTTATTTGCGCTCTAACGGCACAGGTAAAACTATTATTGAAGATTTAACATTCCAAAACGGTGTATTGCGTGATACAACCGCTGCACCAACATTTAGTTTTAATCTAACCGATACTATTGGAACTTCTTATCTTAAAATTGATAACGTAAGTGGTATTGTTACTCCGTTCGGCAATGATGCAGCTCGTCCTGTAAGTCCAGAACGTGGACATATTCGTTACAACACTGAACAAGAATATCTAGAAGTTTATACAGGAACACAGTGGCAAATCTCAATTGGTAATGTCGAATCTCTAGAAGAAGCTGATGTTGAAGAATTAAACTTCCTTTGGAACGTTATCCTAGACTAAATCCCATCTTTGGATAAATACTATTGTATGCAAGTGTAGACCAAGACATTTGCAATCCAGACTGTGGTCAACCAGCAAAGAGCCTTTAGGGGATGAGAATTTGGTTGGAGGGACAGGATCCCCGTGCTGAGGAGAAGAGATGGCAATTGGTCGTATTTCCGGTCCGCTCTTGAAGTCGAATCTACTACGTGATGGAGTAGATTTAGCGTTTGAGACAGACCTCTTATATCTTGATGTTAACAACCGTCGAATCGGTGTTAAAACAACAAGTCCGCAATATCCCCTCGATGTTGATGGTATAGCACGGGTAACAGATTTAGAAATCACAAATCCAGTATTTAATATCGGTAATGTAACAATTAACGGTAGTACAAATACAATTTCTACAAGCGCACAAGAATTTAGAATTGCAACTACTGACAGTGTTATTGTCGGTAATAGAGTTCTTGTTGGCGACTTAGAAATTAACGATAGTTTTATTGAAAATACAAACACTAACAGTGACTTGTTTATTAGAGCCAATGGCACTGGTAACGTTAACATTGAAGGTAATACTACTATTACAGGTAACCTTCATGCTACTGGTAATATTACAGCAGACGGCGACATTCAAATTGGTGACGAAGATACTGATACTATTACAATTAACGCTGAAATTGCAAGTGACATTATTCCAGATCAAAATGAAATTTATTCAATTGGTAGCGAAACAAAACGTTGGTTAACAGCGTATGTAAACAACACATATGTCGATACACTAACAACCAACGATATTGACTTTGGTGACTTAGATTTAACTTCAACACCCGGTAATGTTATTTACGTAGCACAAAACGGTTCAGATTTATCTACTGGAGCACATCCACAAGACCCAGTTAGAACAATTGAATTTGCACTAAGTGTTGCACAAGCAGGCGATACTGTTTATTTGTATCCAGGACAATATCAAGAAGTATTTCCACTAACAGTTCCACAAGGCGTAACAGTACGCGGTGAAAGTCTACGTAGTGTTGAAATTACACCAGACAGCACTAGCCAATCAGAAGACGTGTTCTTAATGAACGGCGAGTCAACTGTTGAAGAACTTACTATTAAAAACTTCTATTACGACAGTAATAACGATAAAGGATATGCTTTCCGCTTTGCGCCAAGTATGAACGTAACACAACGTTCACCTTATGTGCGTAATATAAGTGTCATTACACAAGGTACTACAGTTACTAGTGCAGATCCAAGAGGATTTGATGCAGGTGACGCAGGAGCCGGTGTATTCTTAGACGGTAGTGTAGTTGCATCAACTAGCAGGGAAGCAAGTATGCTTTTCCATGCCGTTACATTTATTACTCCAGGCGTTACAGCTTTAAAAGCTACTAACGGTGCAAGAATAGAATGGCTTAACAGCTTTACATACTTTGCTGACAGGGGTATGGACTTTTATGATAGTGCAGATGGCATTGCAGGTAATGGTAAAACTAAACTAAAAGTAAGTGGCCTAAGCGGCGCCGTTGCTAATGGCGAAACACTAACATATTACGATACAGACGGTACAACTGTACTAGCAACCGGAACTGTAGAAACTGCCGACGGAGATTATTTTTACTTAGACGGCAAAGTAACTGGTTGGTCACTTGCACCTACAAGAGCAAGAAAAACTGTAACTGCTAAAAATGGCGCAAATATAAGTCAAAATGTTTCTCAAATAGGCAATGCATCTCTTCTATTAGACGGGACTGACGATTATGCAGAAATAATAACACAACCCGACTTTGGATTTGGTACAGGTGACTTTAGTATCGAAGGTTGGTTTAGATTATTATCTGATCCTGTAAGTGACAGTTATCTTTTTGATCTTAGAGCCGGAAGTGCTATCGATGCAGCAGGGCTAAATCTTAGAATAGATTCTAGTAAAAATTTAAAACTAGCAATTGGTCAAACTGATATATTAGAACCAGCTAATACTTTAGTTTCAAATACATGGTATCATATTGCTGTTTCAAGAGTTTCATCTAACTTGATAATATATCTTAATGGTAGTAATATATCTTCTAATAGTAATTCTACAAATTTAGGTTTAACTAAATCACTTAAATTAGGAGCAGATTATACAGGTAATAATGCAGCTCATTTAAGAATAGACGATTTTAGAGTTAGAAAAGGTAGCGGTTATAGTAGTAATTTTACTGCTCCTACAACAGCACTTCCTGTAACTTCAACTACTGTTTTAATGTTACACATGGACGGCGAAACTGGAAGTCAAGTTATTGTAGACGATAATCAATTTGTACAAGATATTAGATTCAGTGGCGGCGACACTGCTGAAAAATTTGAGCTGGTTGATTACTCAGACTTTGGTGCAGAAATTCGTGCAATTGCAAGTGCTAGTGTTTACGGCAACTATGGTATCTATGCTGACGGTCCGGGTGTTGTTGCATATCTAATTGGACAAAACTTTGCATATATTGGTAATGGTAAAGATGTTAGCAACGATACAAGCACTGTTATTCAAGAAAACGAAGTTGTTTCTCTAAACGATGCAAATGTTTACTACTCAACAGTTGATCACAAAGGTGATTTTAGAGTAGGCGATTTATTCCGTGTTAACCAAGAAACTGGTGAAGTTTCGTTTACAAATGCAGAATTCTTGTTTAATAATAACGAAGGTATTACATTTACCGACGGTAGTAACACTACAATCATTGACGGCACAAAAGTACAAACAGGTAATATTAAATTCAGCGGTAATACTGTAGAAAGTATCAGCGGCGACTTAAACTTTGACGCAGCAAGCGGAACAATTAATCTACAAGATGATGTTAATATTACAGGTAGTTTAGATGTTACTGGTAATGTAACAATTGGCGGCAACATTACACTAGGTGATGCTGCAACTGATAGTATTCAAATCACAGCAGCAATTGACAGTGATCTACTTCCAGCTGTGACTGACACTTATAATTTAGGTAGCGAAAATCTTGCATGGCAAGAATTACATACTGGCAAGGTACTAGTAGACACACTAGAAATTAATGATAACTACATTAAGGCTACAGACTCAGTAGGTGATATCAACCTTATTACTAATGCTTCTGGTAGTGTTGTTATTGACGATATCAAAATTAAAGATAATACTATTACTAATGATTCAGGAAGTATTATATTATCACCAAGTGCAGATGTTGTAGAAATACAAGGCACTGGTAGTTTAGTAATTCCAAAAGGTACAACAGCAGAACGCCCCGGAACTCCAGAAGTTGGTATGATTCGTTACAATACTGAAAGTGGTGTTTTCGAAGCATATGACGGTGAATGGTCAGAGCTAGGCGGTGTGTACGATCAAGACCGCGATACATACATTACGCCAGAACTTACTCCAGGTGCAGACGATGATACATTACGTTTTTATGCAGGTGGTGTACTTGTAGCTGATGTAAATACAGAAAGATTTGATGTAGCTAAACTGCAAGTTGACGACATTGAAATTAGTGGTAATACACTACAAACTATTACCACTAATCAAGACTTAGAACTACGTGCAAACGGTACTGGTACTATTAGTATTGAGAACTTTGCATTTAACGGCGGAACAATTACTAACCTAGTAGACGGCGATGTCACAGTACTAGAACAGGTTGGAACAGGATATTTTAAAGTACCTGGCACAGGCGGATTTGTTATTCCATCGGGTAACAACGAAGAACGCCATCCAACACCAGAAACTGGTATGATGCGCTACAACACAGTCGAAGATCGTGTTGAGATTTATGATATTGGCGGCAACTGGGTATCTGTTGCAGGATCAACTGGTGCTGTAAGTTTTAATGACGCAGAGGACATTGCAATTAAGTTTGCAATTCTATTGTAATAGGAAAGAAAAATGGCAACGAATTTTAAAAATGCATTAATTAAAGACGTAGGAACAGTAAGAACACCTATTTACACAAGTCCTCCGTCGACAAAAACAACAATTATTGGCTTGAGCATGGCTAACGTAACTACATCAGTAGTAAGCGGAAGTCTTTTAATTGGCAGCGGCAGTGATAGTGTTGTTGTATACTTAATAAAAGATATACAATGTGCTCCGAACTCAACTTTAAAGCCAATTGGCAAAGGTGAAAAGATTGTATTACAGCCCGGCGACATATTATATGCCGAATCTGATACAGCTGACGCACTTGACGTAATTGTAAGCACAGTGGAGATTGTATAATGAGTGACGGATTTTTAGGACAAAGCGTAGGTGATCTTGTAAATCAAACTGATGCTAGATATTTTTACGGCTTTAGAAGAACAGACGAAGGCGAATTATTTTTAGCAAAGATTGATCAGCTGAAAGCAGGAGAAGCTCTTGAAATTAATAAATCAGGAGATCCAGCAGAAAACTATCCAGACTTTGCAATGGGTGAAGATTTCTTTGAAGGAAGAGATGTTAAACATCAAATTGTTTATGAAAATTTAAACTATGAACAATTTAAATGGGATAATAGAAGTGTGTTGTATTATATCGACGACGAAGGACAACTAGTACTACGTATAAACGAAGATTACACTTACCCTACTGGGGTCTAAATAAATACATAGATAAAGATAAAAGGTATTATTGAAAATGGCAGAATTTCAGTTAAATAGAATTCGATTTACATGGAAAGGATCTTGGACATCAGGATCAGACTATGTAGTTGACGATATGATCGAATACGAAGGTAAAACCTACGTAGCGTTAAGAGTACACACAGCATCAACTTTTTCTAATGACATTGAAGGTGCAGATGTAAGTCCGGCAAGACCAAAATGGGAACTACAATCCGACGGTGTAGTATGGAAAGGAAACTGGGCAACTAGCACAACGTATTCAGAAGGCGCTATTGTTAAGTATGGTTCAGGCATTTATCAATGTATCGAAGAACACGTATCAAGCCCAACATTTAGTTCAGGCACAGACGGTCTTATTGAAGACATTACTAAATGGAAAGTAGTTGCTGTATCAGACACAGATTGGAAATACAACTGGTCAACTAACACACTATACAGACGAAACGACATTGTACGCTATAATGGTCGTGTTTACAAGGCACTAGAACAGCATATTTCTGCCTCGACAAATGCTGTAGGTCTTGAATCAGATCAAAACAAATGGGCAGTATTATCAGACGGCGACAGTTGGCGCGGCGACTGGGGTATTGGCACACGCTACAGAACAAATGATATTATTAAATATGGCGGTATTGTATATCGTTGTGCAATTGGACATACAAGTGCAGATAATATCGATATTGGCCTAGAACAAGACCAAGGTAAATGGGAAATTTTAGTCGAAGGTACTGATTATAGATTTGATTGGACACCTGAAATTAAATATCGTGTAAACGATGTTGTAAAAAGAGGCCCGTCAGCAGTAAAATGTATTACTGCACACGTATCGGGTGAAGAATTTACCGACGATGGCGATAAATGGCAAGTATATCTACCAGGACAAGAATACGAAGGCGAATGGGAAGACGGTACACGCTATCAACCAGGCGATATTGCACGTTACGGTGGTTACACATATAAAGCATTAACTTATAATGTAAGTACAATTCCAAGTACTAACCCTAGTGATTGGGATTTAAACCTAGTAGCATATAGATTTCTCGGAGAGTGGAATACTCAAAACGAAGATTCTAGTTTTATAAATTATAGAACTGGTGATGTAGTTCGTTTTTCTGGAAATGTATATCTTGCAACAGCTGACAACCTTAACCAACAACCAGATTTGCATCCAAATGTTTGGGAAGTATTATCGGATGGACGCCAATTCCGTAATGTTTGGGAAGACGATGTAGAATACTATCCAGGTGATATTGTTACTTGGCAAGGTACTAGCTATATTGCACTAAAATATCATAGATCTACAGAATCAGACAGTCGTCCAGATCTAGATGTCAACAATACAGATGACACTTACTGGAAATACATGATCAAAGGTACATTAACTAACAAACTTGCAAGAGTTGGTGATATTAAAACATACGATGATCAAGACAGTACAGCAGTTGACACACAGCGTTTAGCAATTGGTACAACAGGACAAGCATTAAGAGCTACATCAAACTTGCCAGCGTGGGATAGTATTGATAAGCACAATTATGTTTATTATGTTGCAACACATGGCATCGACGACGAATCGCAAGGCGGAACATTAAACGCTCCGTTCCGTACATTGCGCTTTGCATGTAATTATATTCTACGTGACGAAAAGAATCGTTCAGGATTGCGTGATAGATTCTTTGAAAGAGCAACAAACTTGATGAGAAAGAACGTAGATTTTATCAAAGACGAAACAACAGCATGGATTGATGCAAATGTAGCAGCAGGAACAGGTATTTGGAGCGGCTTTACTTATAATGCAGAAAAATGTGCTAGAGATGTAGCTATTATTGTTAATAGTATGGCTACAGATATGACATATACCGGTAATGAGCAGACAAGAAGATCTGCACAGTCTTACTGGAATGGTGCAGTTAGCTTAGTAAATGGTCAACAGGATCAAACTGTTGCAGCCTTAAACTTTGCACGTGACCTAATTAATGATTACGTAATAGCAAACTCACTATATTCGAGTATTCAAACAAAGAGTACACAATATACTGATGCATTTACATCTGAAACAGGTGCAGCTGACGAAGTTACAGACTATATGGCAATCGTTACTGACGTAGTAGCAAACGGACTAGGAAGTTTACCTGCTCTAGTTAAAAATCCACCGCGCGGCGGAGCCACTATTCGTGTAATGACTGGTGATTATGCAGAAATCCTTCCGATTATTGTTCCTGAAGACGTTGCTATTGTAGGAGACGAATTACGTTCTACTACAATTCGTCCTGCAGAAGAAGGAAGGGATGTTATATTAAGCGAAAGAACTAACTTGCACGGCATTATTCAACCGCAAGAAGAACTAGTTATTCCTACAAACAACAATGAACTAGACATGTTCTATGTACGCAACGGCTGTGGTATTAGACAGTTATCGATGAAAGGATTGACTGGTTTACTATCAGACGCTAACGATTACGGAACAAAACGTCCAACAGGAGGCGCATTTGTAAGTCTTGACCCAGGTGAAGGCCCAGATGATCAGCGTGTATGGGTACGTGATAAGTCGACTTATGTACAAGGTGTTACAACAATTGGTAATAATTGTGTAGGTATGAAGATTGACGGTGCATTGCATAACGGCGGAAACAGAAGTGTTGTTGCCAACGACTTTACACAAGTACTAAGTGACGGAATTGGGTATTGGGCCTCAAATGGAGGACGCTCTGAGCTTGTATCTGTGTTTACATACTATGCACATATTGGATATCTTGCAGAAGAAGGTGGTATTTTACGTGCTACTAACGGTAACAACTCGTATGGTACATTTGGTTCAGTTGCTGAAGGATTCTCAGCTACAGAAATTCCAGTTACCGGCGAAGTAAACAACCAAAGTTTAGAAGCACAGGTACAAAAAACATATACTGATACTGACGAAGTAATAGCATTTGGATATTTTAATGCAGGACAACATTATACAAGTGCAAGTATTAATACTATTAACAGTGCAGGAACAGGACTAGACGTTGAATGGAACGAATTCCGTGATAATGCTGTTAGTGATGTTAGAATTCTAAAACCAGAAGACAGTAGTACAGCCGGCGGCGCAGGTTATAAATTTATTACTAATTTTGCTCAAAGTGGCACTGCAACAACTATTACACTAGCACAATCTGAAGAAAGATTGTCAGCGCAGCTTGTTGGAATGAGAATTTATATTACAAGCGGCCGAGGTGTAAGTCAATATGGCTGGATTCAGTCGTATAATGAAGTTAGCAAGCTAGTTACGGTGTACAAAGAATCAACAAATACTATTGGTTGGGACAATATTCTTGGTGCAAATCAAATAGAATTAACACTTGACGAAACTACTAAGTACGAAATTGAACCTAGAGTAAGTGTTGCAGATCCAGACTGGAATAGTACAACTAACGTAACTCGTGCAGGACTAGGAATTATGGGTTTTGCAGGTGGAAACTTCTACTATGCACTAAGCGGTACTAATGATGTTGAGGTAAGTACTAATAGCGGTACAACTTGGACAACTAATCAGCTAGAAAATAGTGCTACATGGAGTGCTATTGCTAAAAGCGGTCCAATGATGTTGATTGCATCGCAAGGATCTGCTAATTTGCACTACTCAAACGAAGGAACACTATGGGACTATGTAAATTTAGGTCAAACATGGGACTGGACAGGTGTTGCAGTTGGTGGTAGAGACAACGATACTGTAATTTTATGTGCTACTGGACAAGATAATGTTCTAAAAGGTACAATTACACAAGGTGTGGACTCGAGTATTGCTCCTGATACATGGACAACAGTAAGTTTACCAGCTAGCAGAGACTGGGTAGACATTACATATGGTGCAGGCTTATGGATTGCCATTAGTTCAGACGGGTACACAGTTTATAGTCAAGACAACGGCGATACATGGACAGGTGGACTTTTACCTGCACCGTCTAGCCCCGAAGCGTATAACGAAATTGTATGGGGAGACAACAAATTTGTTGCTTCTGTAAATGATGCAGACAGAATTTTTTACTCACCAGACGGTGTAAACTGGCTAGACAGTGATCTAGTAGGCGACTCAGTACGCCAAGATTGGAATATTGCTTATGCTGGCGGCGAATTTATTGCTGTAGGTAGTAACGGAACACTACTAACGTCGGATGATAGTGCAAACTGGATACAACGTGCTGACTTACCAGGTTACGGATCTGTTGCAGGCGGCGTAGTAAACGGACAACCTACATGGCTAACCAAAGACGGATCAGACACAGGTGTTACTATTACTGGCGGACGTAGAGCATTAATGCGTGTAACCGTTGCTAACAATAACTTAAACAGATTTATTGTTTTAGATCCAGGTTCAGGTTACGCAACTACACCTTTAGTTACAGTAACAGATCCGGAAGAGTATATCGAACCGTTAATACAAACAAATGTTAATGACGGAGTACTACCGCAGCCGACATTTTATAATAGAGGAACCGGATATATTACTGCTGTAACTACACTAACAGGCAACGGATATGCTGACATTTATCAGCTAGGTCAAAGCTTAGTTCTTAAAAATGTTGCAAAAGTTCCAGGTCCAGGATCAAACTTACGTCTTGCAGGTCAACCAGATACAATCTATCGTATTGTACTTGTTGAAGAGACAAGCGGAGTAGCACCTAATTTTGATATTAAGGTAAGAATTAGTCCATTGATTGCAATTGATACTTCGCCAGATCATGAAGAAGCAATTACAATACGTGAGGACTTTTCACAAGTACGACTAACAGGACATGACTTCCTAGACATTGGTACTGGTAACTTTGAAGATACAAACTATCCAGAGCTATATGTATTTGGTCGTGAAGCTATTAACGAAACACGCCAGGCAAACGAAATTGTCGAAGCCAATGGTGGACGAGTGTTCTACACAAGTACTGACCAAGACGGTAACTTTAGAGTAGGTGAACTATTCCGAGTTGCACAGGCATCAGGTGGCTTAACACTAAACGCAGACTTCTTTGATCTAGGCGGACTAGATGAATTGAGACTAGGTGGTATTCAAGTAGGCGGTACACAGGCTACAATTAGAGAGTTCTCAACAGATAATACAATGACTGCAAACTCAGATGCAATTATTCCTACACAGAGAGCAATTGGAGACTACTTAGAAAATCGTATTACAGGTGGTGGAGCAACGCTGTTTACTAACAAAATTACAGCAGGTGTTGTATTTGCTACAAATAACGAAATAGGAACTACTGAAGGTATTGTTAACTTCAGTGAAACTACAAACTTTACCGGCGGAGTGGATGGAGACATGCTTGCAAATTCATTGTTTATGGCAGCAATGACATCGCAGGATGACTTTAACGGATAAAGATAAATATAAAAAAGCTAGTAAACGGAGCAATTAAATGGCAGAATTTAAGTTAGGTAGAATTAGATTTATATGGAAAGGAGTTTGGTCTCCTAGTACAGAATATCTAAAGGACGATATTGTTCGCTACGGTGGTAGAACATATGTAGCAGTACGCGGACATACAGCATCATCAAACTTTTACAATGACGAGGATCATTGGAACAAGTTTAGTGACGGTACAGAATGGAAAAACGACTGGACAACAGGAACGTTTTATAAAGAAAATGACATCGTAGCATACGGTGGTATTTTGTATATCTGTAACGAAGGACACTTAGCTGGCTCAATTCTTGAAGACGATCAAGAAAAATGGGATCTGTTTGCTACATCTATTGAATGGAAATCAGATTGGGTTGCAGGTACACAGTACAAAGCAAACGACTTGGTCAAGTACGGAGGTAATATTTACTTCTGTAACACTGGTCACACTGCTGCTGTTACAGATGCTCTAGGATTAGAAGCTAATCAAAACAGCTGGGACTTATTCTCCGAAGGTCTTGAGTGGAAAGCAACTTGGGCTACTAGCACCCGTTATAAAGTAAACGACATTGTTAAGTTTGGTGGAACAACTTATGTTTGTAACCAAGGCCACACTTCTGCCGCAACTAGTGGTCTAGGATTAGAAGACGACCAAGAAAAATGGGATTACTTAAACGAAGGTTTCGATTACAAAGGCACATGGGCGAATGCAACACGCTACAAAGTAAACGATGTTGTTAAGTACGGTGCTACGCTTTGGATTTGTACAGTTCCCCACACTTCAGTTGTACCAGCTGACGATTCAGGAACAGGTACACTAAAAGCAGATCAAGACAACTGGGAAATTTTTGTACCAGGATTAGAATTTGAAAACACTTGGGACTATAATAGAAATTATCAACCAGGTGACTTTGTAACATTTGGTGGTTTTGGATATGTTGCTACTGTAAACAACTACAATAGACAGCCTGGCGTAGATGATTCGTGGGACTTATTAACAACCGGGTTCCGTAACCGTGGCGACTGGGGAGACGACTCAACTAACCAAGAATATCGTGTAGGTGATGTTGTAAGACTAGGCGGCTATACATATCTTTGTGTTACTAATCACGAAGGACAACGTCCACCAAACGCAACATACTGGGAAAGACTAAACCAGGGTATTGAATGGAAAGATGAATGGTTAACTGCTACTTTCTATGATGCAGGTGACGCAGTACGCTATGGTCTAATCAGCTACATTTGTATTGCTGCACACACATCAGAAACAGCAAATCGTCCAGACAACGATTCACTAGGCGACTTTTGGAATAACTTAGCATCAGGTGCTGAAGAAAGTGCTCTAACTACAGAAGGTGATATCCTTTATCAAAGTGGATCAGGACCAGCAAGACTGCCAATTGGCGAAGAAGGTCAAGTATTAAGTGTTAGTGCTGCTGGTATTCCAGAATGGACAGACTTTGGTGCAACTGATGATGTTTATTATGTTGCTAGCAACGGTGTAGACTCTCCAGCGCCTAGCTACGGTATTACACTAGACCGTCCTTGGAAAACAATCCGTTATGCAGCAGAACAAGTTGAAAAAGGTACAAAGGCACCTAACGCAACTTATTTGCTAGAAGTTAACAGAACTTATATCCAAAAAGAAGTAGGTGAATGGACTAAGCGTCAGATTGTTACAGAAACTGATCCGTTCTTCATTGGTTTTGATTTTGATCAGTTAGAGTTTGAACGTATTGTTGGATTTGTAATAGACGCAGTTATTTTAGATATACGCAAGGGCGGAAATGTAAACACAAGACGTGTTGCAAATACATTTATTAATCAGACAGACGGTGACTGGTTTAACGTAGGCGGCGAATCTCAAAACGTTGCTGCACTTGATTATGCACTAGTACTAATTGATAAAGTTATCAACAGTGTCGATCCAGATGTAAACTATCAGACAGAAGGTAGTATTGCACTAGCAAATCAGTATATCCAAGTTAAAGATACTAGCAAGCCTGCAGAAACTGGTGTATTAACAGACATTACAACATTGCACACTGTAATGAAAAATTCAATTACACTAGGCGGTGGTTTGACTCTTCCAGCAGAAGTTAAGCGTCATACAAGCATTATGGTTAAGACAGGAAGATTTACTGAAGTACTTCCAATCCGTGTTCCAGAACGCTGTGTGATCCAAGGTGACGAACTACGTTCAACAAGAGTTGAGCCAGCAGGACAATTAACAGGTTCGGGCGATGTTACATACTCACTAGCAGGTCTTGTACACTTACAAGATGTTATCGATGATATCGTAACTGGTAATCCTATTACACCAACAACTGGCAACACATTAACACAAGATGATAGTCTTCCTCATGCAGATGCAGGAACAGCTACACTTGTGCAAAATCTAGTACAACAGCTATATGATAAAATTGATTATGAAATCAATGGTGCTACTGGTGACTCAACAGCACCAGTATTTGGTGGCAATAATACCCGAGTTGATGATGAGCAAATTTATCGTGCAATTAGATTGCTAGAGCTTAACAAAGACTTCATTGCTAGAGAAGTTACTAGCAAGATCAACGATGACTATCCTGCTTACGATTACGACGAAACTGCATGTGAGCGTGACGTTCGCGCATATATTGATGCATTTAAATACGACCTAGCATATCCGGGTAACTATGAAACACTAATGGCAGGCTTGTTCTACACAAACAGTGTACAAGGTTCACAATTAGAAAACATGTACTTACTACGAGATGCAACTGGTATTCGTAACATGACAACAGCTGGATTAAATGGTACACTTGGAGCAGCAAACAGCTACGGTACTAAGCGTCCAACAGCAGGTGCATATACATCACTTGATCCAGGTTGGGGAACAGAAGACGACCGTGTATGGATTCAAACACGTTCACCATATGTACAAGGTGTAACAACATTTGGTACAGGCTGTGTAGGTATTAAAGTAGACGGTGCCATCCACGATGGCGGTAACGATTCGATTGTTGCTAACGACTTTACACAGGTACTAAGTGACGGTATTGGTGCATGGGTAACTAACTTAGGTAGAGCAGAACTTGTTAGTATCTTCTCATACTATGGACACATTGGTTATCTAGCAGAAGAAGGCGGTAAGATTCGTGGCACTAACGGTAACTGTTCATATGGCGACTTCGGCGCTGTATCAGAAGGTGTTGACGAAACAGAAGTTCCAATCACTGGTACAATTGATAACCGCAAATTAGAAGCACAAATTGGTTATGTATTAACTGACGGTAACGAAGTACTACATGTTGAATATACTAATGCAGGTCAAGACTATACAACTGCTACATACGGTATTTCAGGTGCAGGTTTTGGCGCAGCAGTAGATAGTGCAAACGTTGTTAATGGTGGTATATTTGAAGTAAGACTACGTAATCCAGATGACGGAAGTACGTATAACGATGACGGAGAAGCAGATAGCTTTGGTGGTCGTGGATTCAATACAAATACAAACACTGCGCAGGCCGGTACTACAACAACTATTACACTTTCTAACACAGAAGTTGCAGAATCAGCAGAGTATGTTGGTATGCGTATTGTAATCTTATCAGGTAAAGGCGCAGGACAGTATGGTAGAATTACTGCATATAACGCTAATACTAAAGTTGCTAATATTGCTAAAGAAAGTGATGGCACAGCAGGTTGGGATACATTCCACTATACTAACCCAATCGAAACTGCACTAGATGCTACTACAACTTACATTGTTGAGCCAAGAGTAACATTTAGCGGCGGCGGCGGTTCTGGCGCATTTGCTCGTGCAAGAGTATCAGACGAGCGTGTAGTTGAGATCCGTATTGTTAACCCAGGTAGTGGATATACTAGTGCACCAACAATGACAATTACAGATCCGAGTAGTACACTAGATGTACCGCATGATGTAAGAATTGCAGACGGTGTTCTAACTCAACCTACTTGGAGTAATAGAGGTGTTGACTACGAAACTGCAAGTGCTGAAGTTACAACTGGAGACGGTTATGCAGATATCTTCCAGTCAGGACAGTACCTTAATGTTGAAGGACTAACAGACATTCCGCAAGAAGGGTCAAACTTAACTATTACAGGCGATAGTAGATTCTTTAAGATTGTTGCTGTGCGTGAATTGTTAGGAAACGGTCCTTATACTGCTAATTTACAAATTGCTCCAGATACAGGAATTGAAACTGCTCCTGCACACGGAACAAGTTTTGAATTGAGAATTCGTTATTCTCAAACACGACTAACAGGACACGACTTCCTAGACATTGGTACTGGTAATTTCCAGAATACTAACTATCCAGGTACTCCACTAATTGCACCAGATATTGACGATGAAGTAGTCGAAGGCGGTGGCGGACGAGTGTTCTACACAAGTACAGACCAAGATGGTAACTTCCGTGTTGGACGTTTGTTTAACGTTGAACAGGCAACAGGACAAGCAAGTTTGAATGTTAATGCGTTCTCACTAGCAGGACTACAAGAACTACAACTTGGTGCTGTTGGACTAGGTGCTGGCGGTGCAGTCATTAACGAATTTAGTACAGATGGATCATTTAGTGCTAACTCAGATAATGTTGTACCAACACAACGAGCAATTATTGCTTACATTAACTCACAGATTGGTGGCGGTCAGTCGGAACTAAACGTAAACGCCATTACGGCAGGTGTGGTAAATATTACTGGAGACACAATTAGTACAAGTACTAATGTGCCTTTGAATATTACTGCTACAGCTAACTTTGAAGGTGGTATCGCAGGCGATCCAGTTGCGCTATCATACTTCTTAAAGTAACAAGATAAATATTAACGGAGAGAACATAAAATGGCAAATGGTAGACTAGGAACAGCAGACCTATCTGTAAGCACAAACGAAACGGTATATCAAGTACCAGATGGATTTTACGCAGTAGCAACCATCAACGTTTGTAACAGAGGTTCTAACACAGCAGACATTCGTGTTGCAGTTAGTACAACTGAAACACCGGGTAATGCTGAATATATTGAGTATGACGTGCAGCTAGCACCTAAAGGTGTGCTAGAAAGAACAGGTATTGTAATTGAAGCTAATGCCTACATTGTTGTAAGATCGTCACAAGCAAACGTAAACGTTGTTGCGTACGGCATTGAAACAGCACAACCGGCTTAAGGAGTAAGTAATGGGAAGAAGAATTACACTAGGTTCAGCACCAACAGGAGCAACGCTTCCGTATGGTCCTGAAAATCAAAGACCAACTGCTCCGGCAGCAGGTTTCTTTAGATTTAATACCGACAGAAACTTTTTAGAATTTTACAATGGAACTTCTTGGCTTCCGGTAGGTGCGTTTGAAACAGTAAATACTAGTAGTAATGTTACAGCAGCACCAGGACAACAAATTTTTATGGACACTAGCAGCGGCAGCAGAACTGTTACATTGCCAGCAAGTCCGCAAGTAGGCGATTCGATTCGTGTGTTTGACGCAGCACGTACTTTTGATACTAATGCATGCACACTTGCACGTAATGGTAACCTAATTATGGGCGACGGTGCAGATCTAACTGTAGACTCAGAAGGTGCATCGTTTGACATAGTTTATTCAGGCGGAACATACGGCTGGCGTCTACTATCAGTATAATATTAAGGAAATTAATAAATGGCATCTTATGCAAGTTATAAAAAAGTTAAGTCTGAACAAGTTACAGACGGCGCAGTTACGCAAGATAAATTAGTAAACGGCGCAGGAAACGCATACGGTGTTCAGTGGATTTATAATAGCCGAGGTCACGCATGTCATAACTGTGCTAACGCCGGCGGGTGTTGTGAGCAAGCAAACGGAAGATGTTGTTTGTGGACTGTTCCGAACAATGTATCAAAAGTAACATTTGAAATTTGGTCAGGTGGCGGCGGCGGAGCCGGACATACATGCTGTAACTGTTGTGGATTCTCCGCCGGGGGCCAAGGTGGTAGTTATGCATCAAAAACTATCTGTACTAGACCTGGTTGTCAGTATACAGTATGTGCCGGCGGCTCGTGGCCGTGTAGTAAGTCGCATACATGCACAGGCGGAATGGGATGTCGTTCATATGTAAACGGACATAACCTAAGCAACTATTGTGTCATCGGCGGCTGTGGCGGCTGGATGTGTAATGGTGATGCTTGGGGTCCACGTATTCATGGTACTTGTGCAGGTTGTAATATTTGCGCTTCTTTTGGCGGAGCAGATATGACAATGCCAGGAACAACTGGCTTTAGAACAGGCGGAAGTGCATGTAGATGTCATGGACAAACTAGCTTTACTGGACAAGCACCTTTAATTGGTAAAATGCAAGCTGTGGCAACATCAGAAGCATGGTGTGCTTGCGGATGTTATGTAAACTGGCCAGCTGGCGGCGGAGCATCAGGCGTTTCTCCATATTGTGAAACAGCAGAAAAATGTTGCGCAGGCGGCATGGGTCAAGGCGGCTCGGGAATTGTAAAAATTACATTTACGTAAAAGGATAAAGAATGGCAAGTTACGCAAGTTATAAAAAAATAAAAACAGACCAATTCGAAGACGGCAGTATTGCAGCTGAAAAAATCGGAATTGGCGAAGGTAACCAAGCCTGTGTTCAGTGGATTTATGCTGAGCGAGCATTACAATGTCAAACCTGTTCAGCAGCTGGCGGCTGTTGTGCTCAAGCAAATGGAAGATGCTGTTTATGGACTGTACCCGGTGGTGTATCAAAAGTAACATTTGAAATTTGGTCAGGTGGAGGCGGCGGAGCCGGACAGACATGTTGTAACTGTTGTTCATTTAATGGCGGCGGCGCCGGCGGAAACTATGCTATGAAGCATATTAGTACTACACCTGGTTGTCAATATACAGTATGTGCCGGCGGCTCGTGGCCGTGTAGTAAGTCACACACTTGTTCAGCTGGAATGGGATGTCGTTCATATGTAAACGGACATAACCTAAGCAACTTCTGTGTAACAGGTGGTTGTGGTGGCTGGATGTGTAATGGTGACGCATGGGGTACATATGATAAGTCATATGGCTGTGCTAACTGTAACATTTGTGGTATGTTTGGTGCAGACTTTGGTATTATGGGATTTGTTGGAAACAGACTAGGTCACTCAGGTTGTCATTGTCAAGGTGCTGACCACCAGTCAACAGGCGGTGCACCAATGCTAGGCGGAGTAATTCACCAAATGTCTTTAACAGAATCATGGTGCGGATGTGGATATCACGTTAACTGGCCAGCTGGCGGATCGCTAGGCGGAATGAGTTCTTACTGTGAAACAGCAGAAAAATGCTGCGGCGGCGGACAAGGTCAAGGCGGTTCAGGCATTGTTAAGATTACGTTTGCTTAAAGAATAGGAAAAACAAGATGGCGTCATACGCAAGTTATAAAAAAGTAAAAACAGAAAGTATTCCAGATCGAGAGCTGACTAGAGCAGATCTAGCACCTGGTGCAGGACACAACTACGGTGTACAGTGGATCTACAATCAACGCGGCCTAGAATGTCATCAGTGCGCTAACAACGGTGATTGTTGCGGACAGTCAAATGGTCAATGTTGTTTATGGACAGTGCCCGGTGGTGTTTCAACAGTTACTTTTGAAATTTGGTCAGGCGGCGGAGCAGGCGCAGGAGGTACATGTGCTAACTGCTGTATGTATACTATCTCTGGACAAGGCGGAAACTACGCTATTAAAACAATTGAAACAACACCTGGTTGTACATATACAGTGTGCGCTGGCGGTTCATGGCCATGTGAAAAATCACATACATGTACAGCAGGAATGGGATGTCGTTCATATGTAAACGGACATAACCTAAACAACTTCTGTGTAACAGGTGGTTGTAGTGGATGGAACTGTAACGCAGACGCTTGGGGCGTATATGATCGCTCATGGGGTTGCGCTAACTGTAATATTTGTGGCGGTTTTGGTGCCGATATGGTAATGATGGGTGACACAGGTATGCGTTTTGGTAACGGTCATCACCATTGTAGACGCCGTGGTAATTGGACTGGCGCCGCACCAATAATTGGTAAACGTTCGTTTAACTCTGCATCAGAAACATGGTGTGTTTGCGGATGTTACAACAACTGGCCAGCTGGCGGTGGACAGTCAGGCGAAAATAGTTACTACGATAACGCTCACAAATGTTGTGCCGGTGGCACACAGGGTGGTTCAGGCGTTGTTAGAATAACATTTATGTAATAATGATAAATATGTTTGAGGAGCTTAAATAAAATGGCAACATACATTACAAAAGAATTTACTTACCCAATACCAGATGAGTGGTGTTGTGCAGAGTTTAATAACGGAAATACCGGAACTTGGACATACGAAGGTCCAGAGTTTTTAACTTTTGAGATTGATAAAGTTAGTGGTAAAGAATCAGGATGGTGTTTATGGACTGACGAAGATCTAGAACGTCCGTGCGCACTTGATGTACAACGTGTTACTGTAGACTGCAAAGAGCAACCGTTGCTTTGTGAAATCGCAAACGATTGCGGTAAAGAAGAAGCCCTTCAACTTCGTGAGACACGCGAATGGATTGACAGTGGAATTAGTCCAGACGGTTATGAAAATACACAAACTTTAAGAACTGAAGATTTTGAACCACGTGATATTTACGATGAATTTAACATTGTATATGACTTTGATACTGGCGAATTTAACATTCCTATTAAAGATCATGACTCGCATGGTGTACCAGATAGCTTTACATGGGACGATTTCCGTAAGTTCCGCAACGATGCATTAGACGATGCAGATGGTGTAATTGACGACGGAATGCCAGAAGAAATGCGCCAGGAATGGCTAACTTACCGCCAGCTACTACGCGATGCTCCTACAGCACTCGCAGAGTTTGAACCAGGTCTAGCAGTACAAATGCTTCCAGGCTCACCAGCAGGTAAGAAAACCAAAGGTGCGATGGATCCTAACGCAGACTAAATAAACCACTTCTCAAGCAACATATAACGTCCTCTATATAAGTATTTTTATATTTTATGGAGGACGTTTTTTTGTCTAGAAGCACAGCATTTTTTATCAACGGTGGAGCAGGAAGAGTAATCTGCTCAATTCCGGCATTTGAAAAATTCCACGAAGAAAATCCCGACGACGATTTTATTATTGTATGCGAAGGCGGCATGGACTTTTATAAAGGTCATCCTGTACTACATGAACGTGCATACGATGTTTGGCATAAAAACTTATTCCAAGACTACATTAAAGATCGCAATTGTATAAGCCCAGAACCTTATAGAGTTTGGGAATACTATAATCAACAAGCAAGTCTAGCACAAGCATTTGACATTGCTATTAACAACAAAGGTTTACGATCAGTAAGTGATCCTAAAGTTTTCCTTAATAAGCAAGAAATTGTACAAGCATATAATGTAGTACAAGAAGTTAAAGCAAAAACTGGTTTTGACAAAGTAGTTGTACTACAGCCATTTGGTCGTAGCACACAAAACATGGGCGAATTCATTATTGATCCAACTAGTAGAAGCTTTCACTTAAATGATGTAATTGATATTATTAACGAAATTAAAAAAGAATATGCTGTAATGCTAATGAGCGAATTTCCAATCGCTTTAGACGACAACGATACTAGTAAAACTCCAGTAGCAATGCCGCAAATTCCAGATGCACGTATTTGGGCAGGCGTTATTGAGATTGCAGATCACTTTGTAGGTTGCGACAGCTTAGGACAACACCTTGCTAAAGCATTGGGTAAAACTGCTACTGTTGTAACAGGTAGTACATTCCCAATTAACATCAGTTATCCAAACGATCCAGACTTTGACATTATTGACTTAGGTGAAGGCGAGCGTATATACAGTCCAATTCGTACTACAATGGAAGATTGGCAAGATCGCGTAAACGACGAAGTTATGGAAATGACTGATGAAGAAAAGCAAACAGTTATTGCTAGTATTAAGAAAAGATTAGGTAAGAGTGTTAAGTTTACAGGAACATATACACCTATTGAAATGCCACAAAATAGCTGCGGACATGATCATAGCATGGATCAAACACAGCCGGCACAAATTTTAAATAGGACAGGCAGTTAATGGATTATGACGATTATGTTCACAGTCTTTTGCCGTTATGGTATAATACTAGCGAATATAACGACTATAAAAAATTCCATAAACTATTTGATTTAGAATCAGAATCACATAGAGATAGCGGGGATTCGAATGTTTTTTACTTGCAAAATTATGAATATCCTAGTATAATAGATAGTGAATACAAGTATATAGAATATTTAAAAAAACATGTTACAAGTTTACCAATCGAAAATATTAGACATGCAAAAAGTTGGTGGGTTGATTATCCTGTACATAGTTATGCAGGACTACACAGTCACACACCGGGAAGACAATTTACATGTGTGTTGTTCTTAGATGATTATGTAGAAGATCAAGAGCATCCACAAGCAGGTTACTTGTACGGAGTAATGAATAACAATAATGTTATTACATACGAAGAATGGAAGCCTGAAGCAGGAACGTTAGTTATAATGGACGGAAGGATGTGGCATGGTACATATCCTACAAGACACAAAAGAAGAGTATTTGTAGTAGATTTCGAATACGACATAGGAGAATTTTAAATGGCACAATGGATCGCAGGTATTACACGAGGACACAACGGTGCAGTATGCTTGCTTAAAGATGGCGAGCTAGTTTTTCATCTAGAAGAAGAACGTCTGTCAAGACAGAAGTATGACGGCGGACCGTTAGCTGGCATGGTTAAGATTCTTGACTATACTGATAAACTAGATTATCTAGTAATTGCACATACACAGCCTTTACAAGAAACCGCTGGCAAGATTGACTTTAGCGGTGATGATGTATATACAGGACTTGCACGTAAACTAGGACTTATTGATCAAAAGTACGAAGGCAGAGAACACCCACAAGTAATTGACTATGCATGGGTACATCACAAGTTACATGCAGCATGTGCATTTTATCGCTCGGGATTTGAAAGTGCTACAGCGGTTATTGTTGACGGCGCAGGCACGTTTATTCCTATGATGTTTGGCGAATCACAAGAAATGACATGGGAACTAGAGACTATTTTCAGTTGTGAATATCCAGCTAACTTTAAGACTCTAGTAAAACATCAAGGTGGACGCGGTCCTTGGATGGGTGCTAAAATGGAAGTTAGCTCTGAAAGAGAAGGTGAACCTGGTACACACGAATTAATTATTGATGACACAGCTGGTATTGTTAAAGCATATGAAGCAGTAACACAATACTGTGGATGGCAGCCAATTGAAGCAGGTAAGACAATGGGTCTTGCTCCTTACGGTAAACCTAATGATGGTATTCCTCCTGTATACACAGACGACGGCGGAAACGAATGGGTAACTGCTAATCGTAATTTAATTATTCCTACATATCCAAACGGAGCAGTAGTAAACGAAAATCGTTATGAAGTTTTAAAAACAGCTAAAGAAGATTATAACGGTGATTTAACAAAACTACAAAGTCGTAGAGACTTAGCTTATGCTGTACAAAGCGAGTCGCAACAACGTGTACTAGATCTTATTTTAGAAGCAGTAGAACGTACAGGAAATAAAAATGTAGTAGTATCCGGCGGCTACGGTTTAAACTGTGTTGCTAACTACTGGTATTTAGAAGAACTTAACAAGCATGGCATTAACCTGTATGTAGAACCAATTAGTTCGGATGCAGGTACTTGTATTGGAGCAGCATATATGCACTATCATTCTTTAATGAAAGATATGAACGTAAGACCGTATGCTGATAGCTTGTACTTAGGTCCGCAATACAACTATACTGACGAAGAAATTGACAGCGTAGTTGAAAAGTATGACGCACATTCACAAGAGTTTACAACAGAAGAAGTCGTAAAACTTATGCGTGATAAAAATATTGTAGCAATGTTCCAAGGACGTTCAGAAGCTGGACCACGTGCATTAGGTAACAGAAGTTTAATGTTTGATCCAACTTTTGAAGATGGCAAGGATCATGTTAACCGTATTAAGCGCCGTGAATACTTCCGTCCGTTTGCAGGATCTATTCTAGCAGAACATGCACATGAATGGTTTGATATGCGCGGTAAAGAAGAAACGCCACATATGATGTATGCAATGGATTGTCAAGAAGGTGTTGCTGAAAAGATTCCTAGCATTATTCACGTAGACGGCACTTGTCGAATTCAAACAGTTAAGCAAGAGCACAATGCGCACTACTATGCTGTTATTGAAGAATTTTATAAACAGTCAGGTGTTCCTATCATCTTTAATACAAGTTTTAATTTAGGTGGCGAACCTCTTGTAGAAACACTTGACGATGCAGTTAGAACGTTGTATAGTAGTGACATAGAATATCTATTCTTACCTGAATATGGAAAGTTAATAACGGTTAAAAATTAATGCAGTATAAAAAACAAATATTAGAGAGAATCAAGGACGAATTCTCTAATACCTTTGAGCTTCAGCAAGAGTATCGTAATCATCCTGGGTACTCTAAGCTTGAGGTTAAAGAACTATTGCCGCTAGGCGTGGTCCAAGCACTAGCAGCAGAACTAGAGTCAATTCCTTTAGACGAATGTAAAAAGTTTACTCGTCGAGATAGTTGCATGTACGAGTATAACAAACTTGACAACACGCCTGTGCAAGACGAAGTTGTGCATACATTACACAGTGCTACGTTCATCAAATGGTTACAAGAAGTAACTGATACAGTAGATTTAATTCCTGATCCGCATCTAGTAGGCGCAGGTTATTCTAAAGCTTACAGCGGCGATAGCTTAAAAGTACATACAGACTTTAATTGGAATGATCAGTTGCGGTTACACAGACGCTTGAGTGTTGTGATCTATTTAAATGAAGAATGGGATGAAAACTGGGGCGGCAACTTAGACTTCTATGACACTGACCGTAAAAAAGTTTTAAGTCGTGTTGTTCCAGGTCCAGGTAATATGGTTGTTTGGAGTTACAATAATTTAGCATATCACGGCTATCCAGAACCTATGAAGAATCCAGACGGTACATGTCGAAAAAATATTAGATTGTTTTATTATGTAAGCAATGCACAACACGATGATAAGTTTCCTCCACATCGTAGCTTGTACTGGTTTGATGAAAAAGAAAAGGCACCTTACGATAAGCCATGGATAAAATAACACTAAAATTACCCGACTTTAAATATAAAACTCATTCGTGGGTCGAGCATGATAATGTAACAATCGAAGGTCGTGCTAGCGAGTTTGAAGAACAAAACATGCGTTACTTTAAAGCAGGCTACACTACTGAAAATTCTAAGTACTTACAGTGTTTTGAGTTTGACGACGAAATACACAACTTTTGTCGTACACTGTTTCCTAGATACAGTGTAAGTATTATGAAACAAGCACCAGGACAAACACTACCCAGTCACGAAGATACTTTTTATAAGTTTGCTAAAAATAATGATGTAGATCCGTATGCATGTTGCAGAGTAAATATTTTTTTAGAAGACTGGCAAAGTGGACATTATTTTGAAATAAATGAAAAATCGGTCTTGCATTGGAAGCGTGGTGATGCTATAATTATACTACGTGATGAGCCTCATTTAAGTGGTAACATGGGACTAACAACAAAATATACAATGCAAGTAACCGGAGTTAGAGATGAATTTACGGGGTGCTAAACCTGTAGTAGATAACAACATTAGAGAGTTTATTGAGTCAGTAAACCCTAGTGTTGATCTATATAATGAAACTATTCAGCAAGAATTTACAGAAAAATTTTACAACTGGATTACGTCTAGTAAACTTAATAGCGTACAAGGCTTAGACGAGTTTGTAAATCGTAAACTTGTTTCAGGAACAGCACAAGCATTTGATCATTTTTATTGGCGTCATAAAGATTTGCGTTTTCGTTTTTTTGAAGGCGAATTTATGTATCACGGTGCTGTACTAAAACACGGCGGATTGAGTGAGTATATCACAGACGAAACTCCGGTAATGCCAGGCGATGCAGTTATTATTAGTGTGCCGTTCAGTGACTACGGAACTACACATCCTAAGATGTTAGAAACACTAGACTTGTGTGAAAAATTTGGCATTCCTGTATTGTTAGACTTTGCATACTATCCTTGTACTAAAAATATTGATATTAATTTAGATGATTATCTGTGTGTAACAACTATTACGTTTAGTATTAGTAAAGCATTTTATGGTGCAGAGTTTTTACGTGTAGGCATGCGTTTAGAACGATTTGAAACAGACGACGGTATTGATGTTTTCAACTCTGTTGAAATGGTTAACCGTGTTTCGTTAAGTATTGCTAGTAGGTTAATAGACACTTATAGTGTTGATCATAACTGGAACACATATGAATCTATGTACTTAGAAGTATGTAAAGAACATAATCTAAAAGAAACAGATTGTATTATGTTTGGCTTAGGCGGCGACGAATTTGCAGACTATAATCGCGGTACCGAAGTAAACAGAGTTTGTATATCAGAATTAATAGGAGAGAAAATTAATGACAGTAGTAAGTAGTCATAACGACTGGGATCCATTAGAGGAAGTGTTTGTAGGAATTGCAGACCACGCTCGTATTCCTACTGTAGACAAATCAACACATAGTTTTGGATTTGCAGACTGCAAATGGGAACACATCAAAGACTTAGAAGGACCAAGCCCGCAGTGGGTAATTGACGAAGCAAACGAAGACTTGGACGGATTTGCAAAAGTGTTATCAGACTTAGGCGTAAAAGTAAGACGTCCAGAGTCAATTGACCACTCGAAAGAGTTTAGTACACCTGATTGGAAAACAACAGGATGGTATACATATTGTCCGAGAGACTTGTTGCTGCCATTGGATAATCTTATTATTGATTGTCCTGGCGCTATGCGAGCTCGTCAATTTGAAACAACAGCATACAGAGAATTCTTGTATGAAGCAATGGAAGGCGGATCACAATGGATTAGTGCTCCACGTCCTAAACTGCTTGACGAAAGTTATCAGTTGGAAGACTTGAGTATTCCTACGCTAGTAAACAAAGAGATTGTATTCGATGCACCTAACGTAGTACGTCTTGGCAATGACTTGTTGTATCAAGTTAGTAACTCGGGTACACTACTAGGCGGTCAGTGGTTAAAAACTATCCTTGAGCCACTAGGTTATCGTATTCACTTGGCAGAGAAATTCTACAGCTACTCGCACTTTGACAGTACTGTTATTCCTCTACGTCCAGGACTAGTATTGTTTAATGGTGACAGAATTACTCCTGATTGGTATCCGCCAATCTTTGAGTCATGGGATAAGATTTTCTTCCCAGGTGACAAAGTACACGACATTGGTACTAACCTAGCAAACGGTGTAAGCCCTTGTAGTAAGTACATTGGTTTAAACTTTATGAGTGTTAACGAAGAACTAGTTATTTGTGACGAAAATCAGCACGAACTACGTAAAGTATTAGATCAACATGGCATTGAGTCAATCGGATTACCTATGCGTCAAGCACGTACACTAAGTGGTGGCTTCCATTGTGTAACACTTGATACTAAGCGTAAAGGTTCAAGAGAAGATTACTTTAACTAATGCGTGACGGTGACAGAGGACACTGGCTACCTTTCCTTGAATGGATGATTACCACCTCGTGCGACTTAGCTTGCCCGGGGTGTGATCGTTTCATTGACTATAATCATAACTGGACAGAATCGTTCGACGATATTACTCAAAATATGGAAGCATGGAGTAAGCATCTTGACCCTGACAATTTAACATTAATAGGCGGTGAGCCCTTATTGCATCCGTATATCAGTGACATTATCAATACCACAAGAACTCATTTTGATCATGCTTGCATAGAAATTTATACAAACGGATTACTATTTCCTAAGCGTCCTAAACTAATAGAACAATTACTAGAAATAGGAAATGCTAAGATTAGTTTAACTTATCATAATCGAGATCCGCAAGTAAGGTCTATTATTGATAGAAATATCAAAAAGTATATTTTTAAACAATATCCGTGGTATCAAACAGGACCAAACACATGGCAATACAAAGATATTGTATTTGAGACTACTGATCCTACTCAAGGCGATTGGTATGATTATAGACAAACAGTAAACGGAGTGTTAAAGCCGTGGACTGATAACGATCCTGCAAGAAGTTATGCTAATTGCAGTGCTAACGTTTATCCTATTATATATAAAAATAGGTTATATAAATGCCCTCCTATTAGCATGGTTAAAACACATCTAACTAAAAGTTTACAGTTAGACGATCCGGATTGGGCTCCTTATTTAGAGTACAGCGGACTAGGATTAGATTGTACAGAACAACAATTAAACGAGTTTATTGATAACATTAGACAACCGCATGCTATATGTGCAATGTGTCCTGCTAATCCAGATAGAAAGCCTCAGCCCGAAGCACTTATCAAACACAAGATGGAAAAGCTATGATTAATATACCTACAGCATTTCTTCAAGGTGGTGCAAGAACTTACGAAGTATTGAATCAGAAGTACGAAGACATATTGAGATTTACTGTAGATCAAGAAAGTTTTATAGTACAACCTCAGATGATCCTTTTCTTTGAATTTGTAGGTAATAACGAATATATGCTTAGTCAAATGCCAAGCATGTTAGAAAGATTTGCTAATACTGATCTATTTTTAATTTTAGATGACAGTTATGAAGGTTTAGCAAACGAAGAATTTATGCAGATGTTTAAAAATACACTAGAACATTGTCCTAGTATTAAACACTGGAGAATTCTTAGTAGCAACGCTAAAATGAAAAATATTTGCAAACATGTTTTTGGTAATAGTAATAATTATCTTTATTTTAACATTCATGTACACTTGTCCGAATATGATAATTTAAATGTTCAAGAACATAATTTTTTAGTTAATACACAACTAAGAAATAAAAAGTTTTTGTGTTTAAATAGACAAGAACGATTACATAGAATTCTAACTGTTGACTATCTATTAAAACACGATATAGCAAAGCATACATTTTTAAGTTGTATGCTAGGAGAGTATGCTGCACTAGTACACGACGATAATACTGTAAAGTTAAGCGAAGGTGACAAGAATATGCGAAAGTTTTTAGATCCTGATCTAAATAATCTAGTGCTAGAACAAGATCAAAAAGAACGTTTAAAATGTCTTCCTTTAGAATTAGATGTAACTGAAAATTTACATCATTCTGTAAAAGTAAACATGCCAAATTTAGAAAACTATTTTAACCAAAGTTACTTTAGTATTATTACTGAAGGCGATTTTGCTCGAAGTAATTCTCGTCAAATGTTTACAGAAAAAGTACTTAAATGTTTTTTATACGGACATCCATTTGTTGTAATTGGATTGCCAGGAACACTAGATCTATTACATGATATGGGATTTATTACATTTGGAAATATTATAGACGAAAGTTATGATAAAGAATTAGACGACCAAAAACGTCTTGAAATGTGTTGGAAAGAAATTGATAAATTAAATTCTTTAAACATGAATGAAATGAAATCAGTTTATGAAAAATTGATGCCTATTCTTATGCACAACTATCAAACATATAAAGTACTGAATAGCATGCCAGAGCCTAGCAGATTAGCAAACGATTTGCTTAGTTGGTATCAAGGTGATTGATAATAAAATCTTTTGTAGGAAGTTCTAAACGTTCTGCTGTCTGCTTTATATAACTTTTGTCTTGATTATCCAGCGTGTTTATATCTAAATTTTTGGGATACGTTAGCACATTAATATACCAATCTGCATTATATTGTCCTACATAACTATTGATATTTTCGATATCAAAAAAGTTATTTTTATGTAGCACTGTATTAAATTCTAGTTCGTAATTAGTAACAGCATAATGAACAAATTGTTTTACTTTCTCCCATTTTGTTCCTCCTCTTACACGCTCTGCAACTTCTTCTACACCGTCGACACTTACGATAAATCTAACGTTTTTAAATTTATCCCAAATGCTTTCTGTTTCTAAATCAGGCATATACATTGCATTGGTGTTATACACAACACTGACTTTACTAGGATCTTCTACTAGCTTTAATAGCTCTAAATGACGCTTTGTAATTAATGGCTCGCCGCCTAGAAATAATATTTTACGCACAGTGTTGGGCACACTAGTAATATTATCGATAGTCATATAATCGTAATTTGCACTGCCTTGTTCGCGAATTTCTTTCGCTCGCCAACTAGTACTAAACTCTGAGTTACAACCATCACATACTAGATTACAAAGATTGTCAATACCAATTTCTAAGTATTCTAATCCTACACTATCTGTGTCGTATTTTTCGTTAAACTCTTCACGTAGGCTTTTATGTCCAATACTTTCCTCGTAGTAGCATTTTTCGCAGCCAATAATCTTTTCATTATTCAACATACTAGCACGTATCGATTTATATGCATCAGAATGTAAAACACTAGATAAATCTCCGTCAGTTTTACCTACACACGACTTAAACCGGCAGCAAGGATAAACTCGTCCACCAGGTCTAATATTAGTGTGTTTCCACAATGCGCTACATAAAGTTGACATAATCTATTTTGTGCCTATCAAGTTGTTTGTATATCTCTTCTATTAATAATTCTAAATCTTTAGGTTGATAAAAAGGTTTTGTTTCTTCGTTTCTAAACGGATCATAAAAGTCTATAAACGTCGGATACGTTTTATCTAATTTGTTTGATGCAACATCACACAATGCCGGCTGTTCTAATTCTACACAAATATCTAAAACTTTGCCTATACCGGTAACTACGTAGTCTGCTAACTCAACTGCTTTGCGTAAATCTTCATCAGAGTATTTACTCGCTCGTAACGGAACTACATTTATTTTTTTAGAAAGTTCCTCGTGTAACAATTCATAAGTAGCATGGTCAATGCTTTCTTTTGCAAGAAGCAAATAACTAAATTTATGATTGTTGTTATCATCGAATAAAGCTTCTATGGTCATTTGTCTACTACATCAAGTACAAAGTCGATTGTAACTCTTTCTTCTTTACTGTTATTAGTTGTAGTATGAGACTCAATATAACTAGGATAAAAATATATCCATCCTTCATTCATCTCTAATAATTCTTCAGGTGAATTATGTTCAGTTCTATTAAACGGATCAAATACTTTTTCGTACCAGTGTGGGTCTATAGGTTTCTTAAAATTCATTGTTGCATTTTCTTTAGGAGTATGCAAGAAATAAACTCCAGTAATCAAACTTTTAAGTCTACGCTTAGGTACTAATTGTCCACCAGGTGGAGTAATTGTAATCCACATGTCAACAATTGCTAGTCTTTTGTTTGCTTTTAATTTATATCTGTTTTGCAAGATTCCTGAATATGCTCCAATCTCAGGACCATTAACTAATGAGTTCATACTGTGTATGCTTTGTAGCCCATTAGGACTTTGCCATACTGAACTGTGATGGCTGTTATTATAGTTTACGTTACTAGCATATAAATCTTGTACAATATGCATGAGATTATTTTTGTTTGTCTCATGATTTAATACTTTAGTTTGATCTATATTGCATTCTATGATTGGCTTAGTTTCTAGTATAAGTTCTTGCATAATGTATTTAAGAATACCAAGATTATATAAATTTAAAGATGGCTCCTATAAATATTGTTATGAAAAATCCTAAATCAATTTGTGTAGTAGGCGGCGGAACGGCAGGTCTAGTTTCGGCTCTTATTTTAAAAAGAACTTATCCAACTTTAAAAGTTGACATTGTAGAATCTTCTGACATTGGTATTATCGGTGTCGGAGAAGGATCAACTGAACATTGGAAAGAGTTTATGGACTTTTTGCATATCGATCCTCCAACTATGTTAAAAGAAACTGATGCAACTTTTAAAGCAGGAATTTATTTTGAAAACTGGACAGAAAAGCCTTATATACAAACGGTAGAAGGCGATTATCATGTAATTTGGCATGACTATCCTATTGTATACGGAAAACTTATAAGCGAAGAACGAGATAGTATTGTTTTTGATAGCGTTTGGAATAGTGAAATTGGCTGGGACAATCATATACACGAAACACTTCGAGATTTTCCAGTAGCACAATTTCATTTTAACACTCATAAGTTAAATCAGTTTTTGCATAAAATTGCAAAACAATATAATATTGATGTATACGACGACGTTATTACAGACGTAGAAGTAGACAAAGACGGCATCACTAATATCATTGGTAAAAATGACAATTACGAATACGACTTTTATGTAGATTGTACAGGTTTTAAACGAGTACTAATGAATAAATTAGGAGCCAAATGGACTAGTTATTCAGAACATCTGCGTATGAACAGTGCTATTGTTTTCCCGACAAAAGATGAAGACGAATATCCTATGTGGACACTTGCTAGGGCAATGGATGCAGGATGGATGTTTAGAATTCCTACTTATGGAAGAAAAGGCAACGGTTATATTTTTGATAAAAATTATATTACACCCGAACAAGCAAAACAAGAAGTTGAAGAGTACTTAGGACACGAAGTCGAAGTAGCGAAAAGTTTTACATTTGATCCAGGAAGATTAGAAGACTGTTGGATCAAAAATTGTACAGCAATTGGTCTAAGTGCTAGTTTTGTTGAACCTTTAGAAGCAACTAGTATCGGTACTAGTATCCAACAAAGTTTTTTACTTGCTAGTCGAATTATAAATTATACCGATAGAAGTATAGAACTTTATAATCAAGAAGTAAAAGATATTTTAGAAGATATCAAAGATTTTGTAGCATTGCATTATGTAGTTGATAGAGAAGATACTCCGTTTTGGAAAGATCAAAAGTCTGTACCGCTTCCTCCGAGACTAGAACAAAACATGAAAATGTGGAAACATAGACTTCCTATTGATTTAGATTTTGGTAGTGAAAATAGTTATAAATTATTTGATAAACTAAACTATCTTTTAGTGTTGCATGGCATTGGACATTTTGATATTCAGTCAATAAAAGAACAATACGAAGTAATATCTCCCAGTGCAAGAGAATTTGCTGATCAAGTAATTAATAATCTTGAATCTAACAAACACAATGCTAAATTTATTCCTCATAAAACTATTATTGAACTAGTTAGAAGATTAGCATGAGATTATTTACATTCGGATGTAGTTTAACACAGTTCTTTTATCCTACGTGGGCAGATCTCTTGATAGCACACTATCACGATCGTGCTGACGTTTTGGAAAACTGGGGGAAAAGCGGCGCTGGCAATCAGTACATCTTTACACGCATCTGGGAAGCAGATAGCATTTATCATTTTAACGAAGACGATATTATTGTAGTACAGTGGACAGCAATGTATCGAGATGACAGATGGATTGAGAAGAATGGCTGGCATTGTGCAGGCAACTTGTACCACGGGCAGCTTAGTGACAAGCCTATGAACTTAAACAACTATAACTATACCAGTCAGTGGCAATGGGCTGACCCAATTCATTGTGTTATGCGAGATTGTGCAATGATATCTAGTATAAAAGCAATGTTAGAACAACGTGGTTGTAAAACTGTATATTTTAGTTTTAACGATTTTTATAATAAAAAAGCATCTAGAGATGCAGTGTTAGATCAAACAAAATCTCTAGACGACACTTGTATCAATGGCATACTCAATCAATACAAAGAATATATCAACACAGACGCACTTCCTATTATGGAATGGAATGGACTAACGGACGAGCACTTCGAAGCATACTCAAAAACTCGTCCGCTAACTGTAGCAAATCCAGGCGATACAGTAGACGAAATACGTCCTGAATTGCATCCGTTACCTTTTGAACATGCACGTTATTTAGAAGAACAAATTTTACCGCTACTAGGCGAACAAGAGCTAAACAGCACGGCTGTAGAATTAGCAGAAATTTTTCAAACAAGAATAGAACAAGCATCTCCAGCAGTACTAGCACTGTTGGGATGGACAGATATGAATACAGATAAAATAGGATGGAGCGATGACTAGAACCCCGCCGGTAATTGGACTAGATAGAGACGGTGTTATTAATGTAGACTTAGGTACATATGTAACTAAGCCTGAAGATTTTGAACCTATCCCAGGAAGCTTAGAAGCTGTTAGAACAATCCGTAATAAAGGTTATGACGTAGTAATTTTAACCAATCAAGCAGGTATATACAAAGGTATAATGGATGCAGCTGATGTTGATATTGTACACAATTATATGCTGCAACTGTTAGGTCGAGCCGGATGTTCTAGTATCAACGGATTGTATTATGCAACTACAAATCTAAAAGATGACATCTATGCAAAACCTAATATTGGTATGTTTAAACGTGCTTCTGCTGAAATAGGATGCAAGTGGTCAAATGGTGTCTATGTTGGAGACAAAATTACAGATCTCAAAGCAGCAACAAAGGCTAAGGCTCGGCCAGTTCTAGTGCGTACAGGATACGGTAACGAAACAGAAAAGAAGCTTGATACATTTGCCAATAAAGATCTTAAAAAACAAACCGAAATATATAATAACTTGTTAGAATTCGCAGAAGCATTAACTGACCTTACTGGATAAATACTGTAAGGAGCTCCATGATGAATAAAACGGTATACAATCTGTTTAAGAAAGGCACAAACAACACGATTAGCTTGCCTGATCGTAATAGCTTTTCTTATAGAGGACGCTGGGTAGGTGTATACAACGACACTGTAATGGATAGTTGGCACGTTGGTGACTTTTCTAGCGCAAATTATCAAATTACAGTAGAATTTGATTCAAATGAAAAAGAAACAATGCAGTTGAGCGTAATTGCTCGTCCTGCACAGGCTTCGTTTAACCTTTATGGTCGCGCAAGTATTGCAAATGAACTAATTGACGTAAGTGTTACAGTTGATGATACATTTTTAAAAGTGTTAGTAAGTCCAAAAGAAAGAATTTGGCAAGGGGCAAAATTAGTCTTTCATGCAACATATGCAGAAGCAATTCACCCGCCAACTGCACCTGCACTAGTAGCAGACACAAGTACAGAAGATGACGCTGGCATAAATACGTTTGATAGTATATCAAGATCATTTGACAATAGTACAATTACATTTGATAGGACAACATAAAAATGGCAAAAAGTTTAATTAATACAGGTTCAGCGCCTGACGCAGGAGATGGTGACAATTTACGTGCCGCTGGTACTAAGCTCAACTCAAATGCAGACGAACTGTATGATGCAGTCGGCGATGGTAGCCAACTTAAAGGACTAGTTAACAATAATCTAGAATTAGATGTTCCGCCGGTAAGTGGAAAGATTAACAAAATTAGCTTGCTTTGCGAAAGCAATGCAGAGCGTGATGCAATTAACCCTGCAGATTATCATGGTACTATTTTACACGTACATCAGAGCGGTGGCGTATTTGTAGCACATAGTAATGCATGGAGATCTATGCTATTAGATGCTAGCGAAGGTGCAATTCCTAACTATACCGATCCGCTATCAGCTGTTGCTTACGGCGGCGCACTTAATGACATTTCAGATGTTGATACAGAATCAGTTACGCCATTTACTGGTGCTGTACTTAAATATGATGGTAACAAGTGGGCACCTGCAATTGACGTTACCTCAGGCGGAACAGGTCTAGATGCTGATACACTTGACGGGCAAGATGGATCGTATTATCTAAACTGGAATAACTTTAGCAACAAACCAGTAGTACCTAGTGTGCTAACTGACTTAAACATTACAGACGGTAGCTTTGGACAAGTACTAACAACTGACGGCAATGGTGCGTTTACATTTAGCACTATCGAAGCTGGGTCAACACAAAACGTATTTGTGCAAATTGATGGCGATAATGGTACTACTACTGCAAACTCAACTACAGATGTATTAACACTTGCAGGCGGAACAAACATCGAAACACAAGTTGTTGGCGATACAGTTACATTTAACTATGTAGGTGACCCAAACTCAGGTGAAGCTAACCAAAATGCATTTAGCTTTGTACAAGGCGACAGTGGCATTGCTGAAGCAGATAATAAAACTGATACACTTACTATTTCCGGCGGCACAAACATTACAACTACAGTAACAGGCGATACTGTAGAAATTTCATACAGCGGTAGTGATCCGACATTTGCTAGCCTAGCTGATACTAATATTAGTTCACCAACAGCTGGTGCAATGTTAGTTTGGGATGGAGCACAATGGATTGATACACCTACTACAATTGACGAAACTGCACTTCCAGCAATTACAACATTAGAAGTTACGGCAGCTGGATCTTCAGGATATTTGTTTGATCAATACGGAACAACACAAGATCCGATAATTTATGCTATTAGCGGAACGACTATTGCATTTAATTTAAATGATGCAACAGTGTCAAGCCATCCGTTCCAAATTGAAACATCAGGTGGATTGCAATACAATCAAGGGCTAGTACACGTATCAAATACAGGTGTTGTTAGCACAGATGCAGCCGCACAAGGTCAAACAAGCGGAACACTTTATTGGAAAATTCCTGCAAACGTTTCAGGAAACTATGCATACCAGTGTACAGTACACAGTGCTATGCGTGGAACAATTACAATTAAAGATATTAGCGCATTATAAGGATTAGGATATGGCAGTTACGCCTAAGAAATTAACATCACAGTACGGATTCGAAAGTCCAAATTTTGAAGTAGGTACTACTGGTCGAGTAACTACAAGAGTACTTGACGTTAATCAGATTTTGTTAAATGGTGTACCGTTTGTTGGTGCAGACCCAGACGAACCAGTAGATCCGGGCGACGGCGGTCCAGATCCGACTAATCCATTTGAAAATATTACAAGTTTAACGGTAAACGGACCTCTACGAGTAAACAATACAGTAGATGATGTTTCTACAAATGTTTTAACAATCAACAATGGTGCTATTGCTATAAGTAATAATACCACTGGCAGTATAGACAATGTAGACATTGGTTTACAAACGCCAGGACAGGCAAGATTTTATAGCATCGATTTAACTAGTGCTCCTGATAGTACAGCAGCAACATTAAATGCAGATGGCGCAACAATTAACGGCAATATTACAATTGACGGAACACTAGCTTTGTCTGTTGCACCACAAAACGCAACAGACATAACTAATAAAGAGTATGTAGATTCTACGTCGATAGCTTTTTCAGTAGCACTTGGAGTATAACAGAGAATGGCAAAAAAGAGTATAAAAAATTACGTATTTTATCCTGGACTAGGATTAGATGATAATCTATATCCAAATGCTTACAGTTTAATAGAACAAAACTTTGACTTTATTAAGAAAGAAGTAGCAGCATGGATTGGCGCACAAGTTGCAGCTGGAAATCCAGACTTCTTATTTAATAGAGCTAAATGTATTCGCGACTTAGGATTTATTGTAGACGGTGTGCGCTACGATATGGCACTAGGTACAAACTATAATGCAGTATTCCAAGGTCGTGCAGAGTCTAACTCACAAGAAATTTCTCCAACAGTTATTGAATCCATTCGCAATGCTGAAGCAAGAATTCTTGATTTAGCAAGTGTTAGCCAAGATACTACTGCGGTAGCAAGAATTGAAGCAGCATTTGATGAAGTAGTTGACGTTGCTACAAACGGTCCAGTAAGTGCTGATACAGTAATATTTACAAATCCATCAAGTGCAAATGCTACAAATATTGCTGCTAATGAAAAGATTATGGAAAACATTGCGTTCCTTCAAGCAGAAGTAAATGCTTGGGTTAACGTAAACTATCCTGATCATGACCACGATGTTGCAAAATGTTCACGTGATGTTAAGTATGCACTAGAAGCACTAGCATATGACATTTTATACGGTGGCAACAGTGCAAGTTATGATAGTGCTAGATTCTTCTATTATTTCGATGCTGCAAATAACCCAGGTATTGATCCAACTCACGTTGCTCAAACAGCAGCAGCTTACAATCACCTTTCGACTATTATTGGTGACGTTGTTGCAGGTACTGGTATTACACCTAGCGTTGGAAATACAGAAACGCAGGTTACAGCTGGTAACACTTCAGATGGGACACTAACTGCTACACTACAAGGCCTACTACAACTTGTAGAAGACGTAGTAAATCTCGGTGTTACAGACGGCCTAGACGGCGTAACAAGAACAGCACCGGCTGTTGCTTGGGCATCTGCTAGCTTACAAAACGCATTTAGTGAAATTGGCGGACAAGCAGATACTATTATTGCAGCAGTAACTCCTCCGGCAGCATATAACTACGACAGTGCTAAGTGCGAAAGAGATACTGAATTTAACTTAAATGCTTATATACATGACTTACGTTATGGCGGCAACGAAGAAACTACACGTATTGCTAAAACATACTGGGAATATGATGTAGCTCAAGTTGATGGTTATAGAACTCCAGAAATTCGTGCAAAAGAATTTACAAGAGATTTGATTACTAACAATGTATTAACAAATACGCCTCAAATAACACCAAACCAAGCTCAAGTTGCACAAGTAATTGACATAAGCAAAACAGCAGAAGGAAATGCTCCGGGCGTAATTCAAGTTCTTGTTAATTTAGTACGAGATGTTATCCAAAGTGGTACAAGTGCATTACCTACATTTGAGCGTAAAGGCTTAGGACATGTTAAGTTTGTCGGAAACTACGATTTAAGTGATGTACTGTTAATTACTAACACAACAAAAAACGAAATTATTTACAACTTTGGCGATCCAAAGCGTGGCGCAATATTAAAACAAACTACAGACGATCAACCACGTGACAGTTCAGGATATCTAGTAAAGTATGACTTTACTAATGCAAACAGAGATGCTGACATTGATTTTCCTAAGTTTTTGCAAACTACAGATACTATTGTAACATTAGATTTAACATACAATACACAATCACATTCGTCAGAAGACAGCCTACAAATTTTTGTAGAAAAAATTGAAAACGGCGAAAGTGTTACAGTAACCCGTCCGTATGCATTTGGTACTGATGCTATTGAACGTATGCGTGTTGCACCTCCGCTATCAATGCTTGACGCTGACTTTGAGTACGGCCTACAGCCTACTAAATGGTCAGCTATTGGTATGCAACGCGGCTATCCAAGTATTTACGAAGTTCCAGGTTCTGAAACTGAAGTACAAACTGTTGTTACTGATGCTTCTGCAGGAACTGAAGGAATTGGTGCAAGTTTAATTACAGTTACTACCCGAGGCGCTCACGGATTTACTCCAGGTACTCCGATTACAATCAAAGCCCTTGAACAAAGTATTACCGGAGCAAGTCGTGCAGAAGGTTCGTTTGTAATTATTACTGTTCCGACAAATAGTACATTTACATATTATGCAAAAGCTAAAGTAGGCGATTCAGAAGGCGATATTCTAGCAACAACTTATACACAGTTACGTAGAGGTAATTTTTACACTGGTGCCGATGTTGGCGAACCAACATTTGCTGTTGCATCAAACGGTACTGCTGGTATAATGACACTAGCACTTAATGCACAAACTGGTGAAAACAGACTTGCATTTACAGGCGATGTTCCAGAAATTGGTGCTCCGATTGTTTATAATGACATTCCAGTAGGTTCTCAGGTTACAGCAATATCAAGCACACCAGATGGTGAAGCATTAATTCCAATTACAACTGCCGACATTACGCCAGGCCAAACACAATTTAATGTAAGTGACCCAACAGGTATTGTTGTAGGTCTTGCTGCTGATAACGGTGACGGTGATGCTATCTTCGTAACAGACGTAACAGGTACTACTGTTACAATGAGTGGCGAATTTACAGTTACACTAACACAGGCGCAAGAAACTTATACTGCGGTAAGCGGTACAGTAAACACAGCAGCAGGTATTAACGCTGAATTTAACATAAGCAAAACAGGAACTACATATGCTGTAGACGGCATTGCACAAGGAGGATCAGGTTATCAAGCAGGTGACCAAATCCTTTTAACTGGTGATTTAGTTGGTGGTACTACTCCTGCTAATGATGCTACTGTTACAGTAACAACAGTTGACGGTGTAGGTAGCATTACAGCGGCAACAGTTGACGGTACTGCACTTGACGGTGCTATTACATATACTAGCGTAGTCAGCACGTATAATAATAGTGGCGGCACAAACTTGCCTACTATTGACGTTACATATGCCGGCGGCCAGTACGACACTATTGCATTAGGATCTCCAAATGCATCATCAGGCTGGACTGTAGGTGACAGAATTCGCATTCCGGGCACTAGTGTTGCGCCTGGATCTGGACAAACTGGTAATGCAGCATCAGGCGGTAACGATGTTATTATTAAAGTAACAGGTGTAACTTCTGGTACAATTGATACTGTTGAAATTGATCAAACAGATTGGAGTTTAGGTGCTCCTCCTAGCGTTGATAGATCTTATCAATCTAGTGAAATTACATTCACTGGCGGATCAGGAACAGGGTTTGAATTTGAAATAATTGCATCAGGAATTACATATTCAACTCGTATTACCGCTGAAGGCACAGGTTATACTACAGCCGACACTATTACAATTCTTGGCACACAACTAGGAGGCATTTCACCAACTAACGATCTTGTACTAAGAATTAATGATGTAGGACCAACAGGAAACATTTTAGGATTCCGCGAAGAAGGTCCTGATATTTCATCTATCCCAGTAGCAGAAGATGCTGGATCGTTCTTTGGATTATCTGGTGCAGCATACGGTGGTACAGGAGCGGTGTTTGATATTGAAAACGATGGCGCCACGCTAACTGCTACAGTTGATACAGCTGGTACAGACTATCACGTAGGACAAACATTCTTAATAGAAGGTACAGAAATTGGTGGTACAACACCTGCAAACGATGTTACAATTACAATTACAGGAATTGGCGACAACAGCACCGGTTCAGTAGGAACCGTAAGTACAGCTGGTACTGCCCCTGCACTTGCTAACATATTTACAGGCGTTGCAGGTTCTAATTTAACTAACTCTGGAACAGGTGCTACGTTTGATATTACACGTTCAGGCAGCAACTACATTACTGTTGAAGTTAATAACTTAGGCGGAAGTGACTACAATATAGGCAACACAATTACAGTACTAGGTACAGCAATTGGCGGCGCAACACCTGCAAATGATGCTGTTGTTACAGTAACAAGTACTAATAGTGGAGCAATTAATGGTGTAACTGTAACAGGTACAGCAGTTGGCGGCGATGCACTAGAACTTGTAAATGCTGTTACAATGTCAGAGTTTACAACTGCTCCGGTTCCAGCAGCTACTGAAGTTCCTTTTGAAGCACTTGCTACAATCGAGATAACATTTGATAATGCACATGGTATTGTACCAGGAGCTACATTTATCGTTGATGTTAACTCGGACGATGGCGGCACAAACAATCACAGTCTAGCTAGTGGTTCGTTTATTGCTACTAGCGTTCCAACAGTTGATACATTAAGATACCAGGCTCGTGCTCCGGGAAATATTACTACTGTAGGAAATGATGATATTTTGGGTGACGTTTATCTACGTCCGGATAGCTTCTTTATCCACAGACCATATGACGGTGGTGTACAGCTAGGTACCGGTGGCCCACAACACGGTGCGCAAGCTATACGTCAAAGTAAAAAGTATATTCGTTACCAGTCAGGTAAAGGTATTATGTATACAACTGGTGCACTATTTGCACCGAGCTACGACATTGCAACAATTACATCAAACGGTACGTCGATTGGATCAACAATCACTGTTACACTAGATGACAATGATCATGGTATGCAAGTTGGCGGCCGTGTACGTATTATTGGTGTAGAAACACCTGGATATAATGGTAACTACACTGTTACACAAATTGTTAACGAACGCACATTTAAAGCATTAACTACAAGACGTTTAGGCAGCACTGAAGCAGTTATTGGTTTTGCTGCACAAGTATCTGTAGTAGGATGGCACGGTGCAACAGTACGCTCGGGTATTTTTGATGATCAAAACGGCATTTACTGGGAATACGACGGTGTTAACATTCAGGTAGCACAGCGTACTAGTACTAAACAGATTGCAGGTACAGTAGGAGTAAATCCAGACAGTAATTTAATTACCGGTACTGGAACAAGATTCCGTGACCAATTAACAGCAGGTGATAGAATTGTTATTCGTGGTATGACACACATGGTGTCACACATTAATAGTCAAACTGAAATGACAGTAACTCCGGACTATCGTGGAGTTAACCCAGCACTTGCTGCTAAAGTATGTCTAGTAACAGATAAGAAAGTTAAGCAAGATGAGTTTAACTTAGATAAACTTGACGGCTCCGGACCAAGTGGTTATAATATTGACATCTCGTATATGCAGATGATTGGTATTCAATATTCATGGTACGGTGCTGGTTTTATTGACTGGATGCTACGTGGATCAGATGGTAACTTTGTATTTTCACACAGAATGCGTAACTCAAACGTAAACACCGAAGCGTTTATGCGTTCAGGTAACTTGCCTGTGCGTTATGAAGTATCAAACGAAGGTGCAAACGGACGTTTACGTGAAAACATGACAGATGTACAAACTACTGTTCCGTTAGTAGATGCACGTTTCTTCCCACAAAGCGGTACAGTGTATATTGATAACGAGTTAATTACATTTACTGGGGTAGACTTTACAAACAATAATCTAACTGGTTGTACACGTGGTGCTTCACTAACTAACTTCCAAGCAGGATCGTTGCGCCAATACACAGCAGGTGCAGCAGCTACACATTTGGGTAAAACAGGCGTTGTACTAGTAAGTAACACAATTACTCCATTAATTAGTCACTGGGGTTCGGCGTTTATTACAGACGGTATGTTTGATGATGATCGTGGTTACATTTTCTCATACACAGAAACAGGACTAGCTGTTACAACAACTAGACAAACTGCATTCTTGCTACGTCTAGCACCTAGTGTAAGTAACGCTATTACAGGTGACTTAGGTGATAGAGAACTACTAAACCGTGCTCAGTTATTAATGCAAGCAATGGAGATTACTTCGGACGGCGAAGATGACGCTGGAAGCAAGATTTTAGGCGGTATCGTTATTGAAGGTATTCTTAACCCACAAAACTATCCAATTAATCCAGCAGACGTTGGTTGGCAGGGACTGTCAGGACTAGCACAAGGTGGACAGCCAAGCTTTGCACAAGTTGCATCGGGTGGTTCTGTTGTATGGAATTCAGGAGATACAAGTACAACTGCACAAGCAACTGTACTAAGTCGTGTAACAGTTAATGCTCAAATGAACACATTCCAGGCTAACAGACGTAGAAACTTTGCTTACTTCTATCCAACATTCTTAGATAAAAACTTAAAAGTAGGTGACGAAGTAGACGATCCTAAATTCCAAGGCGGAACTACAATTACGCAGATTACTAATTATTCGACTTACGTGCTTGTTAGATTTAGTTCAACTTCAACACAGAACTTGAGAGATAACGAAAATATTACGTTTGCGTTTGGTGGAGATTTAGAAAATCGTAACTTTGCTTACTTTACCGAAGCAAGTTGGGTAGCAAGTGGTGCACGAGCAGGTACAGACTTAGACTCACCTCCATCTGATCAAGGTGATATTAATTTCCCTGCAAGTACAGTAGTATCACAAGTTGAAGGTCCGTTACTATTTGGTGACCCAGATATTCCGGGAGAATTTGCAAGATACTATAGAGTGTCATTTAACAATGCAGCATCTGGTACTGTTAGTGGTGGCGACAACTTTAACTTTGTGTTTAGACAGCCGCCGTTTGCTCAACCAGGCGAAACAGTGTTCTCATTTATTGCGACTCCGGGAGAACGTTCAGAGCTTAACTTGGATAGTTTGAAAGAATTGACTAATACTACACTAGGTGGTAGAGGTACATTCCCGAACGGACCAGACGTACTAGCAATTAACGTGTATAAGACGTCCGGTGCTCAAGTAAATGCTAACATCATTATTAAATGGGGTGAAGCACAGGCTTAACATAGCCAATAAAAAAGGAGCTGTAATAGCTCCTTTTTTTGTGACTTATTTTTCTTCTTGTGGAGGACTTTGACTGTCGCCTCTGACAATACGATAATTATCTTCTACACTGTCTGGAGTACTTACTTCTGTAATACTACTGCCTGCCTCCATGCATACTAATTGATGCGGTTGTAGCGGAGGGTTATGCCATACATCGCCTGACTTTAATTCTTGCTCATGTAAACTAGCATCTGTTGTGTCAATCCAACGCAATAAAAAACGTCCATTGTTTATAAACCAAGTTTCGTCTTTTTCTTTGTGAAAGTGCATGCTAAACTTAGCACCTACTTTCTCAAATACCATAATTTTACCACAGTATTTGTCATTAGTTGCCCAGATAACTTCGTATCCCCAGCCTTTGTCTACTTTACCTTCTAATCTTGTCATGCTTCTTTCCTAAAAAATAATGATATGCTAAATCGCCATTCGTTTACTACAGGTGCTCGTATACTATGTGGTATTTCACCGTCGAACCATATAGCTCTGTTTCCTTTGGGTGTACAAGCAAATTCTATGTCTTCGCCTGTTTCTTTATCAAAGAATAAAGTTTCTCCTCCCCACTCTTGTCTCCAGTCGCTATTAAGATACAATAGGAATACATTAGAATTTTTGTGAGTGTGACTGTAGTGTATACTACCTATGGTATCTAAGTTAACAACAGCAAAATCAAACAGTGTAGGCTTTACATGTTTTGCAATTTGCGGAGTATTTTTGATTGTTTGCAATATGCCTAGTTCGTTTACATCTTCTAGCTCTAGCTTAGAGTGAATATATAATTCTTTTGAGTCACGACGATCTTTCCATCCTAGTCGATATGGTGTCTTTTCACGAACATGTGTATATGCATGCTCTAGTTGCAAATAAGGTAAAACATTATCAAAGATTTGGATCATTAATATAATCCTCAATAGTAGTAAACTCAGGAAGTTTAATTACTTTTTTAAGCTCTGTTAGATCTGCTTGTGTAAATGTTTGGTATTGTCCTTGTAAGTGTGCAGGCATTGGAATTTCTTCAATAGTTGCATCATACTTGTCTGCAATAACTTCTGCAATATCTTTTAAATTTCTTGCACGACCTGTTCCTATATTAAAAATACCGCTTGCATCTGAAGTCATCATTAGATCGTGAATCAAACACAAGTCACGTACACAAATACAATCACGCTCAAACGTGTCTGAATTTTCAAACAGTTTGATTACACCATCGTGTGCCGCTTGTTTTTGGAACTTGCTCACAAGACTCATTTGATCACCTTTGTGACCTTCACCAGGACCGTATACATTAAAATAACGAAAGCTCTGTAGAGTCATTGTAAAGTTATCTTCGATTCCGATATCTTTAATATTTTTATCAATCAAAAACTTTGACCATGCATACGGTGATTGTGGTAGACATTTACTGTCTTCTCTAAATCCGTCATAGCCAGGACCGTATACAGCACTAGTGCTAGATAGTTGTAAATTAATTCCAAACTGATCACAAACTTGTATTAATCTACTAGTAAACTCAAAATTTTGTTCCCATACCTTGTCTACATCAGTTTCTGTAGTATCACTAATAGCACCTGCATGTATTACCCAGTCGTATCTTGTTACATCTGGAATAATATTAGGTACAAAATCAAAGCCGTCGACTTGTTCGCCTTTTGCTAAAAAGTATCTCACTAGATTTTGTCCAATAAAACCTTGATGTCCTGTTACTAAAATTCTCATTCGCTTGCCTCTAAAATCTTTGTTGTCGAGTAGCCTTCTACAGTAGGAACAATATGCACTGGTGCTAGATCATGTCCTACTATTTCTTCTACTGTATAATCTCCGCCTTTGACAATTAAGTCTGGCTGTAATTCTTTTATTAACTCGTAAGGAGTATCTGTTTCAAATATTATAACATCATCTACGTAAGGAATCAAGAGTAATTGTTCACGTCTTGTATCTACATCGTTAAACGGTCTTGTAGCGCCTTTAAGCCGTGTTACACTTGCATCGCTGTTTAGTCCTACTACAAGTTTATCACCTAAGCTACGGGCTTGTTTAAGCAGTGTAAGGTGCCCTTTGTGTAGTACATCAAAACATCCGTTAGTAAACACCACTTTCTTCTTTAGGTCTTTTTCTGTAAGAATGTATGTACCAACATGCTTAACGCTTTCTGTTGATCCTTGCACAGCTAGTTCAATTGCTTTTTTATAATCGTATCCATTTACAAGTGCATATACAAATGCTGCTAGGAAGCAATCACCTGCTCCTGTAACGTCTGCTACTTCTAAAGAGTCAACATCTACTGAATAATATTCTGTATCAACTTGTGCAATCACAGGATCGCTAGCACTGGTTGTAATAATATTACCTAACCACTTGTTAAACCCAAGTTCTTCAAATTCTTTGCGATTAGGTTTTACAAGCCAAGCACCTTTGTAGTGTTCTGCTGATCTTTTCGGATCTACAATAACACGACAGCCTGCTTCATTTGCTAGTTGTATAATTTGTTCAGCAAAATCTAATACACCTTTATTGTAATCACTTAGTATTACATAATTATATTTGTAGAATGGAAATTCCCGTAAATCTTCTAAGATATCATACCCGTCTGCAATATAATCGTTATCGATGCGTGTAACATAGTGTCCGTCACACAGCACTCGTGTTTTTATACTTGCAGGCTGATCGGGCTCATATAAACTAACATCTACGCCTAGGCTTTTTAAGTTTTCGTAAACAAGCCCTGCGCCGCCCACAGTTTCTACTGTACGTTCTTGTGTTACAACTGGTACAGGAGCTTCTGGACTCAAACGTGTACTTGTGCCGTAAATATATTTGTCAAGGATTATATCGCCGATTACTAATACTTTGGTCATTATTTCTCTAACAGATTAATTAATTCAAATACAGTTTGTAGTTTGGTTTGATTTGTTTTACTTTGTAGTGTGTTACGCAGTCCTTGATGCAACGGCTTAGGCCATTTACCAAAGTCTACCCAAGCATATCCATCATGCTCGTCATTTAGTTTAGGAATGAACTCTTCTTTTATAACACAAAGATACGTATGAAACAAGAACTTTTCGTCGTTTGACACAAAAGTTTCTAAAGGAATTGTTTTGATAATATCTGGTAAAAAGCCTACTTCTTCAGAAATTTCTCTTTGTAGTGCAGACCAAGGAGTTTCACCGTCTTCGTTTGTACCGCCAACTAAGCCCCACACATTTGCATTTCGAGATTTAGTACGATGTAACAAAAGAAAACGTTGAGTATCTAAGGTATAGAATAGCGCACCGCTACATGTAATATCTGACTTTGTCATACAAGTACTTATTTTAGAGTACTATGCGCCAGGTTCCTTTTCGGTATTCGCCTTCGTATGATAGTAACCAATCTTCTCCAGTCCACTTATACTGAACACCAGTGTTTAAGTTAGTTACAAATGTAATATCTTCTGTAGCACTTGCATCAAACACAATTGACCAATTAGACCCATCCCACTCGATGATATCGTTTGCACTTGCTATAAAGTCTGTTCCGTTTGAGTTTTCCCAAGCAGCAGGACCGTCTGTATTACTAGCATCACCGATATCATTTAATATTAACAAGCGCAATCCTGCTGATTTTACTGTTGTAGGATTATATTTTTGTGGGTCAATGATATAATCTATATTGCCACTAGGCCCACTCGGTCCTGTGATAAGGGTGTTTGTCGGTTTAGTATCATCGTCCCATGTAATGTTAAGAACGGTTTCGTCTGCAGAATCGATAGATACTGTACCATTCACGCTATTAGCAATGTCTTGACGTTTTAATTGTATTTGCGTAACTCCGTCAACATGCTGTCCTGGCACAGCTTCAAAATACTGATCCCATCGAATTGCACCTTGCTGACCGTTGTCAACTATTTGTGCTCGATTATTTAGAACAACTAAATCGTAATCATTATATGTTGTAACTTCAATAGCATCAGCAAAGTTTCCTGCCGTAGAAGTACTAGTCTTAGTACCATCAGCATTTTCAACAATAACACTGTCAATTTCAATTTCTGGACTGTCTTGGTATGCAGTTAATTCTGGCATGCTTTCGCCTAAATCAATAGTCCCTGTATCTTCGTTAAAGATACTCATAATTACATTGGTAATAACACCCATCTTTTTAACTTTAACAGGTGGACTAATGTATATTGGTGTAGTAAATGTTAGCGTAGATACATCAATATCGCTATCGGTACCCATAGGAATGCTTCTACTACTCCATGTAATATCGTCAAGATTTACAACACTCAAACTTGTCCAATCAATATAATTATCTGTAGTCTGAATTTCTAAACTAGGATTAAACAGCATTAATATTTGTTCTATAATCTGTAGCTTCTGTTCTGTGTTAGTTGACCAGATGTCAGCACTTACAGTAAGTATATACGGAGTAGGCATTAAACGTTCGACTGTATAATTTTTGCCTTGTGTATTAAGATACTCTTGATTAGTATTATCGTATTCTCTTTCACGTAAATGTACTTTACTAACAAAACTACTATCGCTTGTTCTCTCTCGATCCATTGTTAGTCCTGTAACGTATACACCAATTCGCGGAGCACTTGGAATTTTATTTTCGCTGTTATCTCGAATAATATGTGCAACTTGACGTGTAATATCTCCGTACATTACAGGAACACGAGTAAGACTTCCTTGTCCGTCTTCATAAGAAAAGTTACTCATTAGCCTTACAATTTGTGTAATGTATCTTCTAATTTGTCCGTCGTAGAAATGTTGCATTAGTTATCTGCCTTTGGTCTAAGTGCTTGACTTAAACTTTGTCTTTCAACAACTTCTTCATTGCCAATTTGATTAGTGTTGGCGTTGTTAATAAACGAAGTTTTTAGTGTTTGTCTGTCATCTGTGTTGGACAAATCCATTCTTACATTGTCATGTATTTTAATCCATTTAGCACCGTCATATCGAAACAATCTATTAGGCAGATAATCTGTCCTTAGGAAAAAGTCTCCTTCGATACTACCTAATGGAAACGTATTTCCAAAACCAAATGCTTCACCATTAGGCACTTCTGAACCAATTAGATAACCTGTATAACCACTACGATCTGGTGTTTGCATAACACGTGATGTAAGTTCTTGTATTGTACTAGCATCTAAGTCTGTAGTGTCTGTTGTTATAATTTGTGTAACGTTGTTTTCGTCAACTGTTAGTGTAAACAAGTGTGTAATATCGTATCCGCTTTTTGGAGCATCTGTTACTGCTTCTGCTAAAATAGCATCATTAATTTGCATTTCTTTTTCGTATGTAGAAAGTAACTCACGCAATGTTGTGTCACTACCTTCCTCAGCCGGCAAATCGAGTATTTCTTTAAACTCTTGACTGTCTACCAACTGCTTCATTTTTAGTCTATACAAGTGTGGATACCAAGTAGGTGAAAATCCTTCTGCTGCACGGTTAACATCTTCTACTACATAATAACGCTTTAGTGCTATACTATAATCATTAGCAGCATATTCGTCTTTTAGATGAGGCAATTCGATTACGTCACCTGGCATAATTTTTCTGCCAATTGTTTTGACTGAATAGTTAATTGGAATAGTCATAAACAAAATATCATTACTTAAAAATAATCCAAATTGACTAAGATCAAAGTCAATATCTTGTACATTATATATACCACG